TGCGCCTCGGATAATTGCGACTCCTTTGACGACGACATCCGCAACAGAAGGCGGCAGGAGATTGTGCAACGCGATTGAGCCTTTCGTGAAGTCGCCAGTTAGCGTTTCCGCGAGTCCTTTGAACAGTTTCGTTAGTTTATCGACCGTCGGCGATACTTTCCGGCTGATTGCGTTTCCTAGGGCCGTCACCTTTTCGCGAATAACATCGCTGTGTTTGTAGGCGTAGGCAAAGGCGATTCCGAGCGCGATGACTGCGGCCGATATGAGGCCGAACTGGAACATCGTTAAGAGTAACGCACTGCGAGTCATGTTTAGCCGCGCCGCCAGTATGCCTAATCCGGTACCTAAAGCACCTATCCCAGACGCCATGGACCCGATGGCCGCGAGAGCTACCCCCACAACTGTTACAAAACCCGTTAACACAGTTGCAATTGCAAGCCCATAAGCGATAAACTTTTTCATTTGTGGAGAAAGGTTATTAAAGCCTTCAACGAGACGATTTAAGAATTTTACAATCTCAATTAAAGCTGGTTTTAGTGCATCACCGATCGCCTTTTTCGCGGTTGCCGTACTACCGCTGAGAATCTCTAATTGACCGGCTAAGTTATTCATTTTTTCTGCCGCAACCTCCGCAGCAGTGACTTTCGACATTGATTTCCACATAGCATCGGCGCCTTTAGCGCCTTCCTTCATCATGATGTTTGCGGCACGGACGGCGTCGGTACCGAACATCGTTTTTAGCGCCGCTTGTTGCTGCTCTTTTGTTAGTCCTTTTAACTTGTCTTGCAAAATCTGCGACATTTCCGCAAATGATTTGATATTTCCTTGTGCATCATAAAAAATGCTAGACCCGTCCTTTGTTATCAGACCTAGATCTAGCATTTGTCCGTATGCTGCTTCCGAGGCCGGCGTTAAATTTAACAACATTGTTTTTAGAGAGGTACCGGCATCTGACCCTTTAAGACCGTTCTGCGCGAATACAGCAAGAGCCGTCGATGTATCCTTAAATGATAGTCCGACCCCTGAAGCAACAGCCGAAACCATCGAAAGGCCGTATTTCAATTCGTGAACATCGGTAGCTGAAGCGTTGGCCGCCCCCGCAAGCATATTCGCAGCATCTGTAACGGAGAGATTGTCGTTTCTAAACGCATTGAGTGCAGTCGATGCGATTTCAGCCGCTTCGGAAAGATCGAGCTCACCGGCTGTTGCTAAGTCTAGGGCGCCGGCTAATCCGCCGTTTAAGATATCCGCAGTAGATACACCGGCTTTCATGAGTTCCTCGATACCTTGGCCGGCTTCTACCGCGCTATATTTTGTTTTTGCCCCTAAATCTTCCGCTAGTTTCGATAGTTTTGCCATCTCCGAGCCAGTTGCGCCGGAAACGGCTTTTACGTTAGACATCTGTTGCTCAAAATTCATCGCTTCTTTTACCGATGAACCAACAACAGCCCCTAACCCTGTGGTCATTGCTCCGAATCCCATCGCGATGTCCCGTCCCATTCTCGAGAGCCGAGATCCGAAGTCTTCAAGCCGGCTTTGCGCTTGGTTGAGTTCGCGTGTCAGATCCGTTATTGTAGCGCCTATTCGGACGTTAATAGTATGATCCGCCATTTAGCCCCTCCTTTCTATTCGATTTCAAATTGCGACAGCCATTCGCTGGCTTTCTGTTGCTTTTCGAACAAGTCTTCGGCTTTTTGCGTTGATACGTCCGATTTTTCTGGGCGTTTGAATAGATCGCTGAGTTTAATGCGTTTCCGCGCGTTGTTGACTTTTCCGATCATCATTGCGGTTAACGCGTGCTCTTCGAAACGGTCATACTTCCGCTCCTGTTCTGCGTCTAACAAAACGTAGAATTCACGTGGAGTTAGCTTCCGTATTTCCTCCGGAGATTTCCCAAGAAAACGCCAGCCGGCGTGAAATACTTCCTCTATTTCAGAAAGTCCGCTAGCATTTTCGCTGCCTGTGGATCTTTCTTCAGAATCTTCTCGACCGTCTTCTTGTAGAAAAAACTTTTAGAAACTACCTCGTTTGAAAGCTTCATAATTTCGTCCATATCGAGCTTTTCTTCCGAAATTGCGGCTTCGATTGCCTCGCGAACTTTTTTGATCGAGAAGTTCTTTCCGGTATGGAATAGTCCGGCATGAACGATATTCGGGAATGCTTCGAGATCACCCATAAGAGCCTTCCCGATCAATTCGAATGAGCCACCTTTGTAAAGTCCGTTTAAGTATTCAACACTTGCGTATGTTAGCTTGAGTTCGTATTCATTTCCTTCGATTTCAAAACGTGCCATATTCCAATTCCTCCTATAGAAAAAGGACGCCCGCAAGGCGCCCCGTTAATTTTTAATTAAGATGCTGTGGTGCGAGTAACGATCTCGCTCATCGGCGATTCGCCCGCCGCATTAACCGCCGTCACGTTAACCGTGAGCTGTGTATCTGCCGTGATACCTGTCAATGTATGAGGCGGTCCAGCTACTTCAGCATCTAAGTTTTTGGCCTCGCCTCTATAAACTTTGTATGATGTCGCCCCATCTACCGGGTCCCATTTCACCGTTACACTATCTGCCGTAGCCGTGTACGATAGATTTTGGGGCGCATTAGGGAGTAGCTGGAGTATCCGAGCTAGGCGCACCCGCCGGAATCTCTGTTAGTGTCTGCTCTTTAATTTCACCGTTTAGTGATCCCTCAAGCGAGTAAGTCGCAAAGTCCCCGTTACTGAATTCGCGCTCGAAATTAGAAATCATATACAATCCAACTTCCGCTTCCTTGGTACGCGTATCAATCTCGTAAATTTTCACGAATTCTTTTTTTCTTTGTTTCTTTTTCATTGCTTTTACAAACGGGTCACCTTCAGTGATGACGCCCTCGAAAGATACATTTTGAGTTACTTTTCCGTAATCACTACCGGTCTTATCTTTCGTGTCCAAATCGATAGAATCTGCCTCGGAGCTTGTTGATCCGCCTGTTTGGTTAAACGGACGGACAAGTTTTTCGCCTGATGTCTCGTCATCAATGACGACCGCGAATAAAATCTCTTCACCGCGATATTCTATTGCCAAATTAACTCCCCCTTTGTTTAGTAAGCCTGGTATGTCGCGTCTACTTCGATATCAAAGAAGACCCGATGATAGTTCGTTTTGTCCGATAAATCCTCGGCCGATATAGGTGTCTCGGCCGTCATATCCACGCAAAAAAGCCCGAGTTCTTTGCTCGGGCCATTCGCATCTATTAATTTGAAGCGATCGAACAGGAAAATCCTCCGGACTGTCTCCTGAATAGCCGCTCGTTCTGTCGCTGAATTAGCGTAAACTCCGACTTGAAAGTGGTAGATCGTCCGAACTGTTTCACGTAATTTCGCAAGCATCGACGTATTGTCTTGCATTTGTTCGATCGTAATGAACGGTCTCGTTTCCGGCAAAGTAACGCCGTCATAAATCCAAACGACTTTATAGCCGGTCTTTTCCGCCAGATGCTGCTTAATCGAATATTGTAAATCGATCTGTTTCGTAATAATCACCGCCCTAACTGACGGACAAGGCTGTTTATTTTCTCCGTATACGGCAGCTCGTTGTTCCATACGGATTTTCGGATGAACGCCTTATGCGTTTTATTTGTGTATTCTTGAATCTTCGCGTAATCTTCGTCCGAACCGTACTCCCACGTTGTCTGGTCGATTTCTTCCGGACTTGAGACGATAGAATTACGAAGCCTACCGGTCTTAACCGGAGCATAATCCGCAGATTCATTCGCCATCTTTCGTGTGTATGCCTCGGTCGTGTTGCCGATATCGCGTACAAGACCTTCGTACTCCAAGGCGCGAACAACTCGGTTAACGCCCTCTATATCGATACGAACCCTTCCGTTCCTCACGTTATCCTCCTCCCAACGAACTCCGCATGATTCCGTTCGCCGATTCCTTTCTTATCTTTCGAAAGGACCTCGTAGTCTTTTCCATCATAGATAACGCGTTTGATATTCTCGTAAATATCCGCAATCAGTTCAATAGCGACAGAGAACCAGATGTCTCCGCCCTCTACTTCGATACTATCCAGCAGTTGCCGATCGATCTTGACCTGCGAACTGATTTCTGTAACTACAGACGAGACCTTAATCTCGTCATATACCGGTTTCTTCTCGTCAGTAATCGGATCGTTGGTGAATCCCGCCTCATAAATTACCGTAATCTCATGCGTTCGCCCTCCGACCATGTCTTCACGCGCCTGTTTCATAAACGCAACATCATACGAATCAATCACGCATCCACCGCCTTTCTAAAGGTATTTCGGATCGATTTCATACGTCAGATATCCGGTGCAATTAATGTGCATCATGTATATTTCGGAATCGGTCGGTTTGTATAGGCCTGGTCCCATTCCGTAACGGTCTTCGAGTTCTAGCTGTGTACATCGGTGGTCCGGGCGGTTTGCCTTTCCGCGATGAACCCGAACCGCCTGCACGACTTTGCTTTGTTGCGCTGAATAGGCCGTAGCAACGCGATGCGCCGTATTCCCTTCCGTCACAACTAAACGCCGTATCTTCCACGCATCATTGTCGTAGACTTTTCGCACGTTGGCGCTGATCGTACTAACCGAATCTCCCCGGATAATTCCGGACCGAATAACCTTCGTAAGCTCGGCACGCTGATCACCGGCAAAGTTCCAAACACGATCGGACAAAACGAGATCATCGGCTCCTAGACGGTTGATCATGTAGCGCAGCACGTTTTTGTTGATCTTATCGAAAGCAACGCCGGAGATCGCTGCGGCACCAACAACGTCCGACAACGATTTTTTGATCCCGTCGTTCGTAAATGATGCCGTCTCCGAGATGACTTGGCTTAACGCATCCATGCCGGTATCCCGTACGAGTTTTTCTATCGACTCAAGCTCGCGAAGTAGTTTGTTCAAGCGCTGCTTCTTAATAGTTCCATCGCTGCCGCTGTACTCCGAGAGCATGTCGATAATTTCTAATCGAATCCGGCCGATCTCCTTAATCGCAAACTCCTGTTGCTCTGCGTTAAACTTCCGATATTCCATCGATACCTTTTTAAGCTGCCGTTCTAGTTCCGCCTGCTTACTCATCGCCCGTCCGCCCTTGGCGCGAAGCTTTGATTCGTCAGTAATCGGAGTTGCTTACGGAAATCTTTCTTCGCGTCTTTCGCAAGCTGCGAGTAATTCGCAAAGATATTCGTCTTGTCGATCGTTTCCTCACCATCTCCGAAACTAAAAAACCGAGCTGCTTCCGACGCAATCGTTTCATAGGCGATTCCGAGTGCGCAAAACAACACGGCATTTTCATGTTCTTCCGGATTTAGGCCGCTTTCTTTAACAGCTTCGGCAGTCCATGCGGCGATGTCATCCGCTGTGACGCCCGGCACTCGTGATAAACGCGTTCTTAGTCGATCTTCAACCGCCACATGAATCACCTCCGTTATTTTTTCGGTTTAGCCGCTGCTTTCGGCTTGGCCGCCGGTTTATCCACGCGTTGAATGAATGGATCGTATTTATCGAGCGCTGTGATTTCCTTTTCAACGTTCGTTTTATAAACGCCGTATCCGTTAAAGACGATGTATAGACCGTCTCTGATAAATTCGTAGTTTGGTAACGTCTTATATTCCGCCATTAGGACATCAATCCTGCCGTTTTGAGTTTCGCAAGCAATGCGTTAAAATCGGCCTTCAAACCGTCGACGTCTGCTGCGGTGCTGTTCGCTTGCGTAGCCGCTTTTGTTGCGGTTAGTTTCCCGTCCAAAGCCGATTTAACATCGTCGCCTAGTTTCGTCATAGTCACCGATTTAGCGCCGAGATTGTTTTCTTGAACGCTTCCCGTTCCGATGTTCCGGTTTTGTACGGAGCCGTCGCCGATATTACGGTTAAGGACTGAATTGTCCGCTAGTTTTTCGGTTGTGATAGAACCGTCTGGAATTTCGACAGGACCTCCGGATGCCTCGAGCAAACTTTGGATAATTTCTCCGAGTTTCAGGTCATTTGCAGCCGGTGAAATAAGGTTCAATCGTTGTACGTCTTCATTACTTAAAGCCATTTACGGCCTCACCCCTTTCAAAATAAAAAGGGCCTTGAAAGGCCCCGTTAATTAGGAAACAGTTTTAGAAATTCCGGAAAGGATTGCTACTGATTCTTTCGCGTTTTTAATTTCGAAACCAAGTTCGCCTCGGATTACGCGTGCGAAGTAGTCAGCGCCCGGTTCTGTAGCATCTTGGTCGTAAATAGAAGTCAGGTAACGTGCTTTGATATTATCGAGATCAAGCAATACTGCGCGATCTTTAGGCATGTTCTGATCGACAACGACCTGAGAAACTGCACCGCCCGGAAGATCACTCATGAAGGACATGATCTGATAGCCGACTTGACCCTCTCCGCGAGTTGTACGGATAGTATCGCCCGCAAGTTTAGTGATCTGACGAGAAACGTTTGGCGCACAAAGAATTGTGTTCACACGTCCGCCGCGTTTGAAAGTTTCTTCGATCGCATCGTTCAAACCTTTCGCTGTGATTTCCTTACCACCGAAATCTTTTGAAGCAGATCCTTGTTCTTGTGCAAAAGCGAATAAGCCGCCTGAAGTACGAGGTTGCAGATCAGATCCTTGGTATTTACGGCCATAAATTAGAGAGTTGTTAATTTCGCGAACCATCTCTTGCAAACGCAAGTTAACTTGGTAGTCCAGCTCGTCAGCAACTCCGTAAGTGTTTACTTGTTGTTGCGTACGAGAAACGGAAGCGTAACGAGTGAAAATCTGAGAGTAGTTGAACGATACAATACGGTCATTGATTTCGTTCTTTCTAAGCACGGACTCACCTTCTGGACGAGGACGAGAGATAACCTTCAGCTCTCCGTTTGCTTCGATGGCTTCTGGAGTAGTCGCGTCATATCCACGTTGGACCGTAATTTTGTCGGCAGCTTCATCGACTTTTGTTACGCGCAATACTTCGAGACCGTTTTGTACAAGTGCGTTCTCTGTAAATTTGCGAGCGTCGCCTGCGTCTAATTGGATTTCGGTTGCGTCGGCCGCTACGGCAGCTTTAGCGATTGCTGTGTCGCTGTTCAAGTAATCGTTTTGCCATTCGAACTTTGTTTGCGTTAGGGCTTCACCTGTTCCGATCAAACCGAAAAGAACCGGTGCCTTTGTAAGAATTAAATCTACGTTCGCCTGCATGTCGCGAACTTGTTGCTGGAAATCATACGATTGTGCAACTGCCATGTGTAAATCCCCCTAATAATTTTTTGTAATTAAAAAAGCCGCCATAGGGCGACTGAATTACCGTTTGTTTTTTAGCTCTCGAAGTTCGTTGTAGAGCTTTGTGACTTTTCCGAGATAACGCGGATTTTTAAGCGCTAATTTTTTCGTTTCGTCCAATTCTTTCTCTTTCGCGACAATCTCCGTTTGGGTGTTGCTCTTGGCCGGGTTGCTTCCGCCAGATGCGTCGGCCCCGATCGGCTGTTTAAACATCCACGGACTGGATTCTTTAAACGCAGCGACCACTTCTTCGGCTCCTTTTACGTTTCCATCTTCGTCAATTTCGACCGCAGATTTATCGAGTAGTGCGAGGACTTGGTTCGGATCATTTGCGTTAAGAGATCGAGCTATTGCGCGGAGTTCTGTGTTAATAATCCGCTGATTAGCCGACTCCTGCGCTTTCTTAGCTGCCTCCGCTGCTTCTTCCGCCTTCTTAGCCGCTTCTTCTTTTTCGGCCCGCAGGCGTTCAGTTTCGGACATTTCCGCTTTTTTTCGTTCCTCTTCGGCCTTTTCTAACTCTTCGAGCCGTTTCGCTTTTTCTTCGAGTTCGGCTTGCTTCTTTTTCTCGCGCTCAAGACGCTTGTTAAGAATTTCGTCGAGTTCAGCCTGTGTGAACGTCTTTTCCGGTGTCTTCGGTTGCTCTGTCGGTTTTGGTTCCGGCTCCCCAGCCGTAGGTTGAGCGTCTTTATTTTCCGGTTCTGTTTGTTCCGCAAAAAACTGTAGGTTTAAAGGTAAAAATTTCAGCATATCGTACCTCCACGTTTAAAGTCCGAGTAGACTGTAGATTACGAATAACAACAACCGGCAGTTTACCGACAATACCGTAGGTCAAGAGCGTTGTTATTCGTTCGATGTTGGTTCTGGTTCAGCTTTGTAAGGGTCTCCTACCTGTTTTTTCAGGTTTCTTTCTTGTAAAATCTCCATGAATTTAACTTCCGCATTCTCTTTTCCGCTTCGAGTGATCGCTCCTTTAACCGATTCCAACTCGTAGGCAATTTCTTCGCCTAGCTGCTCGACAAGGGCTTTTTGATCCTCCGGTAATGGAAGTCCAAACACGATCTTACTTCCGTAATTGCTATCAACTTTCGCAAGCCATTCCTTCTCATATTTAAAGCGTGGATGTTCTTGGCGGGCTTTCATATAACGCAGAATGTATTCGTTCAACGTCTGTAGCCGCGACTGCCAAACGATCCATGCTCGCTGAGTTTTAGAAATGATCGATGAGTAAAGCATCTTCAATGCGAGGTCATTTATGCCTCCGGTATTAAGATCTGCGGTATTAACCATTGGAACCTCGCTTATCTCGTGAAGGCGCTTCTGTAGACGGTCGAGATACGCCTCGATCGCCTCTTTAAATTTAAAGCCGCTTTCGAGTTTCTTTGCGTCAGGCTCTCCGATTTCTTTATTCGTTTCGCCAAGGTCCCAAATGGCTCCCGGCGCAATTTTAAACGGATTTTTCGGATCGTACTCGACGTTTGTTAGTAGAGTGATCGCGAACATTTCAAACCGCAATGCGTCCGAGTAGTCGGATAGCTTCCGGTCAATCTCGTCGGCCGTTTCGATAAGCTTTTCAAGTTCGCTGAAGCCGCTTGTCTGCCCCGAAAGTTTATCCGTTGGAACGTGGACAACCGGGATAAAATCGAGCCCCATCGATTCTCTTTCGACCCGCTTCTCGACAAGAGTAAGTCCGTCGTCGTATATCGCTTCTTCGATTTCACAATCGTAGTTTCCGGTATCCTCATCGCCTTTCCAGACGAGATAATACGAAAGTTTCCAAAGCTTCGTCTGTTCTTCGTCCAGCCACGCAACGAAATGAACTTCGTCAAGTTGGTCGACATCCCATTCGTTATGAACTGCGATAACCTCAGTCGAGGGATGCCAAAGGATTTTAATTTCGCCGCGCCGGGTATCGTAGTGCAGACGAGCATAAACGCCGGTTCGGCTGATTGCGCGATCCTTTGCTGCTGCGAGTAGCTTCTCGTGCATCCGGTTCTCTTCCCATACCCACGTCAGCAAGCGTTCTTTCGCCTTTGCCCGGCTGTTTTCTTCCTCTTGTAGTGGACTTGGCGTGTATCCCGGCTTAATCATGTCCGCAGGATCGTCGAGAACGTCCGGAGGGACGGTTACTTTCGGTTCCTTTTCGAATTGCCAGGCCGCTGTAGAATCGATAAGCTTCCGCGGATAGTTCATCGTAAGCTGTGTCGGTTCATAATCGATTTCTTTCGGCTTAACGTAGTCAGTCCAAACGTTGAGATCGCCTTCGTAGCGCCGATAAAGCTTGATCTCGTCACAGATACGCTGGAATTCTTTCGATCCGAGCGCTTCTTCCATTGGAAGGACGAATTGAAACGGGTTTATAAAATTTCGGTCAATGACTACGATTTAAAACGCCTCCTTTCAGTAACGGTAGTTTCCAATGTTGCCGCCTTTTCTTCTACGCGACTTCACAACGGCCGAAACCGCCATCTCTAACGCATCGATAACGTCATCGTGGGCGCCCGTGCCGTACTGCTCGAATTGTTCAAGCAAAAGCGCGTGCTTCCGATCGAATTTGATTGTTCCGTTTTCGATCGAAGGCAATAGCGCCTCGATACGGAGCTCTTTTCGACTGCGGTGTTTTACTTTCTTGACGCGAGTGTCTGCCGGATAGCCTGCGTGTGTAAGCTGTTTTTTCAGCTCATCGACGAAAAATTCTTGCGCCGCCTGTGCTTCTGCCGCGATTATGGTCGGCTGAAACTTGACGACCTTCTCAACGATGACCTTCAGGAATTCGTCCGGCTTTAATCGTTGGCCAAACGTGTCTATGACATAAATAGAGCCGCTAACCTTATCGGCAGCGACGATCGCAATTGCGGAATAGTCTCCGCGTTCTTTTCCCATCGCAAAGTCTACCGCGAGAGAAACGTCATACTTCATATAGTCGATATTTCCGTTGTGATACGTGAATTTTTCCGGGTTAAAGATCATCGATTCCTCATCGATCGGGTTGTTCATGTACTCTGTATTGAACGCTTTGGAGCCGTTATCCCATTTCCAACGCATCAGTTTAAACAACGGCTGGACGTCCGGCCACAAAACTTTGCTTCCGCGTAAGAGTTCGTCCTCGTTTTCCTTGTAAAACCGCTCTGCATCCGCAAGTCGATTCGGATTATCGCGATCAATATAAATAAGCCGGCACTTTTCCCAAAGATCTAGGCGTTCCGGCTGCTTTATAATCGCGCGATAGACTTTCGTTACGAAGTCGGATCGTTTATAAAGAACGTGCATCAATAACGAATCCATATGGACGGTCGTTCCCATGTAAACGAAGGCCGTCCGTTTTCCTTTCGGATCTCCTAACGGCATTACAGTCTGTGAAAACCAGTCGCGAAGGTTCGACCGCTGTTCCGGCGTACTTGCGTTTCCTCCCGGCCGTGCATCCTCTAGGTCGTCGCATATAATGAGATCCGGCCGCGTTCCGTTCCAGTTACGTCCACGAAGCACCTGACCGGTCGAAGCCGCCTGAACGAGCGCTAACTGTTTCCGGCTATCTCCATCCGGATGCCACGCGATAAATGATTCCGAGTTGTCGATGATGTTCGCTTGGTCTTGCGGCGACAATAATGGTCCAAAGTCTTCGCGCAGCTTCTTGTTGAACTTAAGCTGATTCCGAATCCATTCCATATTGGCTTTTGAAACCGACGGCGTCTCCGAAATAATGATCGTGTATTTCCGTTTTCGATAAACGATCTCGTGAACCGGAAAGGCTTTCGAAAGATACGTCGACTTGGCGTGTGAACGTGGCGCCGCTGCCGCAATCTTTTCGTTAACTCTTTCGGTAGATACTACGTTCATAATGTCGCAGATCTCTACGTGGAAGGCCGGCGCTTCGCTTACATCCGTGACGTCGAAGCCGTCCCAATTGCCGTCATTGTCCGGGTTGCGTGCGTCCGAGAAGTATTCGATAGAAAATTCGAGCAAGTTCCCCTCGCAACGATGAATCCGTTTAAGCCGCTCAAGTTCGGTCGCTTTTTCGTAATAGTCGGCGATCTCTGACGTTGGAATATCATCGCCGTAAGTCTCGTCGAGCGCGTCCAGGTATTCGGTTAATACGTCGATGAGTTCTGCGCGTTCATCTCGCTGTAGCCAACGGCCATCAACCCATGCTATAAAGATCGCCTCCTTTCATTTTTCGTATTGACTTTCGTTATCTTTTCCGTTAATATAAGTGTAACAAAATCATTTTTATGTTACGGAGAGTGAACGAAATGGCAAACGAAGTTTTTCCGATTAAATCAAAACGCGATTACAACAAGTTTATTAAAGCACTGAAGCCGGGCCGTGATCGGGACTTAGGGCAGCTAGGAACTGCGTTCGGCCTGCGTATCAGCGACTTGTTAAAGTTTAAAATCGGAGAGCTTCGTGGCCATAAGTCGATCACGATTTGGGAGAAGAAACGGAAGAAAAAACGTGTGATTACGTTTAGCCCTTCCGTTCTTAAGATCGTTTCCCAACTCGAAGGCGATGACGACGATTACGTATTCGCCAGTCGGCAAGGTGGCGGCAAGCCGATCACACGCGTGCAGGCATATCGTATCTTAAACGACGCAGCCAAACGGGCCGGCATTTACGAAAAGATCGGCGGCATCGGCACGCACTCGCTTCGTAAGACGTTTGGTTACCGCCTATATGAAAACGGCGTTGATATAACGCGCATTATGTCGATACTCAACCACTCAAGCGAGCGTGAGACGTTGAGATATATCGGGATTACTGCCGACGAAATATCGGAAGCTTACGAAAGCATCGAGGTTTAAGACTTCGGTGCTTTTTTGTTTACAGAAGCGAAACCCATTTCGTTTGCCTTGTAGGATGATCGTTTCTGTATCCGAGATTATTGACGACTTCGCGTTCCCACTTCTTCTCCTGATCCGTTTTAAGTTCGCTATACGCAAGGATAACCGTCGTTGGCCGCGTTCCTTTAAACTGCCACCCGACTGCCGCTTGGCCTACTGCTAAAGCTCGGAAATGCATTCGATCATTGTCGATATCCTTAAATACGCTTTCGATAATACGCGCCTGATCCGGTGTATCCACTATCATGACTACGAATTCTACTGCGTTCAAGACAGCGTTTAATTGGCTGCGCATCTCATCGAATTGCTTCTCGTAATCGTCGCTGGCGGTAAGTTTAACGGTTAGCTTTTCTCCCATCAGAGTTCGCCCTCATCGTTTTCCGCTTTCCAGGATTCTCTGATCTCTCCCCACACTAAGCGGTGTCTTTCGGTAGAGGTAAGAATTCCTAACGCATCTTTCAGCTTAAGCGTATCGACATCCGGACTTTCGAGAAATTTTTCAAGGACTCGTGCGGCTCCTTCAATGCTTAGGTTCTGCTGCTCCTCCCGCAATTCAGCCAACGCCTTAGTCGCCGCCTTTGCTTCGCGTTGAATCGCCTTGAGTCCGGTAATAGCCTCCGCTACCTCCACATTTACTTTTACGTTGATTTCACCGATTGATTCGCGCTTTGATTCCGCCATTCACATCGTCTCCTTTCGTTTAGTTGATTTCGAATATCAATTCGTATCTTATCGCGTCAATGGCTTCCGCAATTTCATCACGTACCAAATGCCCGGAAGTCTGCAACGCAATCAAACGATCTAAGTATGCGAGTAATTCTTCTGTCTTCGTCATCATTATCGTCTCCTTTTTCGTTATTGCTGCGCTGAAAACGCAAGCACAAAAAGAGCGACCCATATTCGGATCGCCCTCGTTCTGATTGCGTAAGAAATTCGTCTTAGTCCGGTAATTTGACGTCAGCTAATTCCGCAAGCTTTCGAAAAGCTATGTTGTTAGTCAGCGGTCCCGCTTCGCACTCAAAACCGCACTCCTTAATTTGCTCAACGATTTCTTTTAGTGTTTTAAATTCAGGCAATTTTACCCTCTCCTTTTTTATCCTTTGCAGGTATTTTGATCTAATTTGTCGAAATACATACAAAAGGGGGTGAATATATGAATTTGGTTCCGGTAAGATCTTCGAATTTAAGAGCAGTCGGGTATGATCCGTATTCTCAGGTTTTAAGAATTGTATTTCACAACGGGACTTATGACTATTATGGGGTACCTAAGAGCATATATGACGGATTAATGTCAGCGTCTTCATTAGGGCAATATCACGACAGATTCATCAAAAATCGCTACAGATTTTCAAGAATTTAAATTTAACAGGCGCCGTTTGTTTGGCGCCTTCGTATATGCGGGCGAGGATTTGCACCTCGCATGACAGCATTCGGCCACGTCTCCGATTTCAGATCGGGAAGTATCTGCCTTAAGCATTAAGCGTCTACCTGTTCCGCCACCGCATACGATATTAATTACGTTTTTGATAAACGACTCAAAGCCTCGTAGTTATTCGCGATTGTCTGCTTTATTAAGGCCCTCCGTAGTTGCTCACGATTCATCCCTTTCGTCCTCCCTTCGAAATCACACGAAATTAGCGTTTCTAACGTTTACCCTACCGAATACCCTCGGCGAAGGCTAAGACGTCTGATTCCGTGTGATTTGCGCGTGAAAATCGTTATGTTAAGCCGCTATAATAACAAGCCTCGTAATATTCGTCCCAACATCGCTCGCACATATGCCGATCGTTAATATCATCGTAGTCTAATTCGACATCTTTTTCGCAAACATCACATTTCTGAATCATCAGCTACACCTCCGCAATGGTGTCGCCGTCTCTTATACCTAAATCGCGATAACCTCGAATAGTATCGTAAAAATCATCATCGTAGTCGCCGCTTAATTGTGTATTATGCCAAGGGTGAAACATTTCGTGCCATTCTTCTGCGGCTTCCCTCGTACATTTCTCCCACATAACGCGCTCTTTGCAATCGTGGCAAGCCGAAATATAATAGACGCCCATCTTTCGTCCTCCTTTTCGTTATTCCTCACGTAACTTGCGCCTGTATTCCGAAATACCATCGTCATCTCCATATCGCGGCTGTCTATCGTCTGTCCACATCGGTTCGATGCGGCTATAACCGTTTCCTAGATCGATGATTCTCCGATACTCGCGAAGGTCATACGCGCCGGAGGCGATTAGGCGTTGATGGAGCGTCGAATTCGCCCAAGGATTCGAGTTATGTTCGACAGTGTTTAGCGTTATTGACATCGGTTGCACCTCCGCAAAGTCAAAGTGAATTTTTGATGTGCGCGTTTAAGATGCGCCTGGAGCCGCGGATTTTGTTTTTCCCTCCCCGGCCCCCTCCTTCGTTGTGTATCCGGTATTCATTCGTTTGTATATCGAGTGTAACACTATCGGATTCTGTTACACTGGCGTTCATCGCAATCGTTGTCATATCAACGTTCATTCGTTGTTGTATTGCGCTATGTATTTCGTTTTATTTATGCATCGTATAAACCGCGTCATATCAACGTTCTTATGTCCGGCAGGATCAGCGCGATATGTATAAGATAGTGCATAAACGGATGGGCTTTCGTCAAAGTGATCGGAGGGTCACGCGCCAGGAGGCTTCAGCTGACAGAATACTATCCGCCGTCACCCCTCGTAAACCCTCCGTATCCTATCCGTTTCCTATATACTGCGCCCACTATTCGGCATCCTTACGCAACGCCCTCATACGCTCTATCTGCGCCTTCATCTCGTCTATGTCCGTATCGCTGCCGTTCTTATTCTCTACGACAACATTATCCGTAAGCATACTATGCGCCTGCAATAACGTCCTGAACATCGCAGCGTTTCCGTCGTTAATGATATGATCCGGTATGGAATCCATTACTTCCGGTAAACGATCGAGAGTGTTCCGCATAATCTGGCGCTTTAGTTCGTCATTAAACGAATCATTCTGCCGCCATTCATATAACGTCTGCCTACTTACGCCTACTTCTTCGGCAATCTGATCGTAAGTCATTCCGCCTCTTTTCGGCTGTGCTAAAATCGTTATGGCAGCGATCTGTTTTTCGCTAAGTTTCCGGGCCAATTTTCCGCCCTCCTTTCCGTTAAGTTTACGTAGCTTTACGTCCTTCTATTACGTATAGACAACTACGGATATGAAAGTCACTATATTATCGTTATATTAACGCTATCCTTTCGTATGTTTAAAACCTAGCGTCCACTCCGTCGCTTACGCTCCTCCGTGTCCGCGGATATTATTAAGACCTTTATCGCGATACAATTATTTATACAATATACATGATTGCGTTTCTGCGGGACGGAGTGAAACGTAGTTCCCGCTAGTCTTCGGATTCAGAAGACTAAGAAGTGATTGCGGACTAAAAATCGCCGAATCCCTTGCGGCTGTAAGCACGAACCCTCTTTTCGCATGTACGAATAAAGTCGTGTTTTTGGCCGATTTGTACGAATAAGATCGTGTTCATTATCAATTACGTTATTCTAATTGAGAATAAGACGGTAATCACCCGACCTCCCACCGTTATATCTGTCGTGTTATTATTCATAAAAACGTATAAATATACGACGTCAACACGAAGAAATAGACGCCAACCTATTCGTCAGCGTCTTCGATCTTCACTTCGAATAACTCCTCGACATTCACTCCGAGCGCCTTCGCGATGGCAAACACGTGCCAATCGTAATGTCTTTCCGCGGAATCAAAGCGTGAAATAGTCGGTTGTGGCACGCCGGTTCTTCTCGATAGTTCTGATTGCGACCAGTCTTTTTCGTCTAGGAGCGCTTGCAAACGCGGCTTAACCGTTACCTTCATTCGATCACCTCTGCGTTAATTATACGCCAGAGAATATTTTTTCGCAAATTCGCTTGACTTCATCTATACGCTGTCGTATAATAAGAGTATAGAAAGGGGGTGAACGTAATTGATTGACGTAGTGATGAAACTTTCGGCAATCATCGCAACTTGGCTCGGAATTCTAAAGATCGTCTTAGAACTCCGCAAGATGCGAAAAGACTCCGAAAGTGAGAAGCGACGGCTTCCCGCAAAGAAACACCGTCGCCGAACATAAACACCGAGGGGCGCAAGCCCCTTGTCAATCAATTATAACACGAATGAAACGAATTGATACCACGGAAATTTTGTTAATCGTCGTCTTGCTCGCCTGGATTGCGGATATGAACTTCGGCCGGCTGTCCGTCCTGGACTACGTTGGCCTCGGATCAGCGATCGTTTTCATCGCGCTTCTATTCTTTAGATCGGGGAGGAATCGGAAATGACACTTTATATAAAACGTTTGTGGTCGGACACACCGCCATTAAGACCGCAGCAGGCCAATCAACTTCTCGATCTATATCAGCGCCCTGTTGCGACGTTCAAAGACGCCGGCAAAGCGTATCAGATCGGATTCAACACGGCGCTTAGCTGTCTCGGCTATTTGATTGCGAATAAGCACGATGAATCCTAAACGAAATCAGGCGTTAAGCGGCCGCCGATACCTAAGATACCCGCAATACTTTCCGGCGGCTCCTATACTTTAATTTCGTGGGAAAATCGTTGAAAGGAGTATGTATGGTGTATAAGAAACCAGTGAGAATAACCGAGAAACAAGTTCAACTTTGTTACTTGTTAGAGCAGTTATATGATCAAGTAAATATTGTAATACACGATGCAGTTCTCAGCAGAGCGTCGAACCGTCTGTCTGTAATCGAAGACGCAGCAAAGGAAGTCGAGAGGGTTTCTAAAGAAATGCAACAGCATGTAAATTCAATGAGACGAAAAAGAAAAGAATAACATAATTTACCGCAACCGAATCGCTTTGTCTCGGCGGACTCTTACTATATCATTATAGTAACTACGCTGAAACGAGGTGATTCTTTTTGTTTATTTCGCCCATGCTGCTTGAGTCCGCAAAGGAGCCGTTCGACTCGGACGACTATATCACGGAAACCAAGTTCGACGGCATCCGTCTGATCGCGTCAAGGAATAACGGTTTAATCCGCCTCTACACACGCCACAACAACGAAGTCACCACTAAATTTCCGGAACTATTGACAATCGACATACCAGACGACACCATATTAGACGGCGAGCTTATTGTACCTGGTCCGACAGGCGCCGGCGATTTCGAGGCCGTCATGGAACGGTTCCAGTCGCGAAAAAGTTATCATCCGATAGTATTTTGCGTTTTTGATGTCCTGCGGATAGACGGCGTGACTGTTACGTCTAAGCCGCTAAGTGAACGAAAAGAATTGCTGGCCGGTCTAAAAATCGATCATCCTAACGTTAAAGTAGTCGAAGGTGTTCGCGGCCACGCTGCGGATTATTTCGAATTAGTCCGCGAAAATAAGATCGAGGGAATCGTCATGAAGCGAGCAGACGCGCCGTATACGGAAAATAAGCGGTCGAACCGCTGGCTGAAGATCGTGAACTACGAATATACTGACGTTTTCATAACGGGAATTCGAAAGGAAGACAATGCGCTTGTGCTTTCGTACTTGGACGGCCGATATGCCGGCGTTATGGAGTTCATGCCATACGATGCGCGGCGAAAGTTACATGCGGAGAGAAAAGACGTTAAGGAAACGGATAAATACGTCTATATTGAGCCGATTGGGTGCCGCGTAAAGCACCGGTTCAAGACGAAAAATGACTTGCTGCGGATTCCTTCGTTCCATGAATGGCGTTGAATTGAACGCACTATTGTCGTATTCTAATATTCGGAGGTTGATGACGAATGGATTACGAAACAAAAGGATACGACATAACGATTATATACGACTACAAGGAATATCCGGATATTCATTATGGCCGCTGCGACAACTGTGATTATACGTTGTTCAAGAGTTCGGTTAAGGACGGCATATTTCTTCGCGAGTGCCGTAGATGCGGAATGAAAAAGAGCATATAAAAAAGAAAGGCGCCTTAACAGGCGTTTTTTGTTACTGATTTTATTGCGGTATGACGAAATTTTTTCATTTTTCAACCCATTACCCCCTCGATTATAGTAATATATTTACAAAAAGGAAATAAAAAGGGAGAGGTGGAAATGGAACAGTTAATACCCTCGTCAAAAGTAGGAATCAAAATTCATGAATGGTACAAAATGGTTAGGCAGTTTAGTGTTCCGGATGCAGAAGTTTTAAAGAGTGAAGTGGAGAGAGAGCTAAATGAAATGGAGGAAGATCAAGACTTGCTCCTTTACTATCAACTAATGTGCTTTAGACACCAATTGATGTTAGAATACTTAGAATCTACTAAAAAAGGAAAACCACGTCCTTCAATACAGGAATTGTTAAATCAAATTGAGGAACCGCGAGAAAATTTAAACGGCCTCCTTAGGTATTATTCATTTTTCTTTAGAGGAATGTATGAGTTTGAGCAAAAACAGTATATCAAAGCAATAGAGTTTTACAGAAACGCAGAAAAACAGTTGGCTTATGTTCCTGATACGATCGAGCAAGCGGAGTTTCACTTTAAAATGGCTGAAGCATACTACATCATGAAACAGACGCACGTATCCATGTATCATATATTGAAGGCTTTTAAAATATACAATAATCATGAACTCTACACGGTCCGTAAAATCCAATGTTTATTTGTCATCGCGGGTAACTATGACGATTTAATGTGCCACGACAAAGCCTTACCTCACTTGAAAAACGCACTTGAATTAGCAATAGAGATTGATAATAAAAGGCTCATTAGTTCCGCCTATTTTAATATAGCCGACTGTCATGAATGTATGGGGGATATTGATACAGCAGTTGAATATGCTGAAAAAGCCGTAGAGATTAACCTAAGTGAAGAGTATAACAACTTACCACAATCTTTATATTACTTTACACAACTTCTTTTTAAACAGAAAAACTACGAGCGTGCAAGTGAGATATTCCGTATCGGCAGACAAATAGCTCTAAAATTCAATGACACCCTATTCACTTCACTATTTGAATATCTCAAGGCGTTATATATCCATTCTGTGAATAAAGAAGAGATTTTAGAGGTATTTAAATACTTGGAGGAGAATAAAATATTTGCATACGTAGAAGAGCTTTCGCTTGAAGTTTCTAACCAATACCTAGAAAGAAAAGACCACAGAAACTCGATCGAATTCCTTCAAAAAATGATGTATGCGCAAACACAAATTAAAAAAGGGGAGTGTCTCTATGAGTTTTAAAAAGCTCGTTATTCCCATTTTAGCCGCCGCGATATTAATGATGGGTATTAGCGTTGTTTCAACAGCAGACCAGTCCGACGGCGTATATCAAATCGCTACCCGTAAGCAAACGTAAGAAACGCCCCATATTGGGGCGCCCTTTTAATTTCTACGGCTTCTTAACGTTAAACATCGCAAGCAGCGTCTTATCCGGCGCCTTGGACTGCCGATAAAACACGTTAGGATTGAACGTATATCGTTCCGGTTCGCTGCCGACCTTTATTCGCGCGACAACGAATTCCCCGTCGAATTTCATCTGCTTCAGACGTCGGCCAAGCGTATCCGGCGTTACTCCGATCGCCGCCGCAAGCTCTTTCTTATTGAACCACCGTATATGCTTCGGATTCTTTTCGAAAGGATTCTCGCAAAGAGCGTTTGTTTCGTAGTGGACGAACGGCAGCATCCGGTAGATCAGTCCGATGTCTGTCGCCTTCACTTCGCTGTACACCTTCTTAATTTTCGCGGTGTAGAGTTTGACAACGTACTGGCTTCCGAAGTTACCTTTGAAATGATAGCGCTCGTTCACTGAATAGGCGCCGCCTTCTTCCCGAATAATATCATGCGCAGTACAGGCGCTCAGGAAATCGTAGAATGTCATCCGCTTTTTCGTGAGCTGTAGGACGGACATCATGTCCGCTGTGGTCATCGGCGTTTTATCGCGGCTAGATTTAACGAGGACACCGTTATAGTCAACGTAGCATTGCAGTAACATGAGATAGCCGCATTGTGCCGTTGTGAGAGCGTCATAGACTTCGTGGATATTAGACATATTGGCGTTGGAAAAGTCGCGCCTGTCCGTCGTCTGCTTTTGCTGTTCCCGGAAAGCTTCATCCTGGTTCCGGTGCCTTAGCGTATAGTCTGTCGATAGATCTTCGCCTGTTTCTGCGTTTAATACTCGTAATCTCTTCAAAATATCGTCCCCTTTTTCGCAAAATAAAAGAGCGCGGATGTGGCGCCCTCATAACGTATAGACAGCTAAACGGGTAAAAGTATCGGGGTTGGTGAGAAATTTTTTGGATATTGAACTTTCAGGGTGAAACTTTATTCATATTTAGATAAATCGTCTTCAACTTGTATCTGGTCGAGACGCTTATTAATTATTTCTATATACTCTTTTTCGGTCTCGAATCCAATCCACTTGCGATTATTTAATTCACAAGCTACTGCTGTTGTTCCGCTGCCTAAACAGTTATCAAGTACCGTATCACCTTCGTTGGTGTAAGTCTTGATAAGGTATTCAAATAATTCAACTGGTTTCTGTGTCGGATGCAAACCTGTATCATTTTTAAACTCCAAAAGGCTGTTCGGATAACCTGTTTTTGTTTGTTTGTTTGTATGAGTCTTTCAATCCTGGTCTATCACCGCCATAATTAGCTCTCATTGTTTTGTTGTTTTTTACTGTTTTATCTATTTCCAATAGACCTTGTGGAAAGTACCTCATTTTGTTTTTGGAATTTGTAGGAATTCCGCCTTTACTGAAAACTAAAACATTTTCGTGCTTCTTCATCGGTTTGTTTTTTGCGTCAAACGCCCCCCCAACTATACTTTTAATCCATATCCACTCATATTTAAAAAGTTCTATTTTGCTATTAACCAACTGACTTGTAAAAGGTTGAGAAGCTGTTAAGACTATTGCTCCGTTGTCTTTTATGATGCGTTCGTATTGCTCCCAAAGCGGTTCAAAGGGGATTATAGTATCCCACTTACAAGCGGTCGTTCCATATGGTAAATCACACAAAATCATATCCACGCTCCCGGCGGGAATTAATTTCATACCCTCTAGACAATCCATTTGATATGCTCTATTTAACTCTAAACTTCCCAATAACTCTTTCCCCACTTAATCACTCCTGTATTTGTTTAATTTACTTTTTAAGACTACTTTCACGATTTTCATAATGGTCTTTATAACATTCCATCATATCTTCAAACACCGTATATTCATCCGTGCATTCTGAACAAATACATAGGTCAAAACTACTATCATTATAATCTCCTATACTAACTCTCCTTCACCCTCATAGTTCAAGAAACTACTTATCTATTAAACTGCAAATTATTTACTGTTTTACCTTGTTAGGTGCATACCCAATTTTTTTCGCCGGTTGCGATATTGACCGTAAATTGTCCCGGCGTTTTCCCTTTTACAAAATCGTTATAACGGTTCCTTCGCTCTTTATTTCGCGCCCTGGCCGCCCTATCAACGAACTTTTCCTCGTATGAAGATCGTTTTCTTCGCGTCGGAACTTTATAATTTCGACCATCTGCACCATACTCTTCTGCGAGCTTTTCGGATGCCTCCGACTTGATGCGCTCTTCTCGCTGCGTTTCACTCATGATCGGGTACTCTTCGCGAGCCATTTTATCCGGGTGTGGGTTCGTTATCTCTTCGTAGATTACAAGATTCGCCATACGTTCAAGCGCGATAGAATCCGGATGCTCTCCAACTGCATCAAAATAAGCGTCGGACAGCGCGGTAATTTCCTCAATACGTTGGATCCGGTCAAGCTCTCCGGCTTTTGTTCGTTGTTGTAATTCCGTGATCATTTCGTGTAGTAGCGCCTTATCCATTAATTCGTCCTCCCGTCGAGTATCCTTCGCCATGTCCCGCCCAATAGTAGTAGATATCCGCTATTTTTCTGGCCGCATTCGAGATGTATGCTTCAACGTTCTGCTTCGCGATCCCCATCCGTTTCCCCGCCTCCACTTGCGTCAGGTCTTCGAAATATACGAGCCGGATGGCCTCACGCTGCCTGTCGGTCAGATTCGCAAGCTCAATCGCGTTGTGCAGATCGAGCAGTACTTCGGCAGCTTCGTATTCTCCGAGTCGTTTGCGGCTGACGAATTTCGGGTAATCGGAGAGCAGCGTTTTGACACCCTCCGCATTGTCCAACGCATATGTCGCTTCAAATTCGCGATCCTTTCGGTGAAGATCGATTTTTACTTTTCCGATAACAACCGCCTCCTCTTTCGTTAATAACTTCGTTAACAATTCGCACATCTCTGTTGACTATCGGTAACTATTCCGTCTATACTTAACGTAAATACTTTCGTAAGGAGATTCGATATGGCAATCGAATGGATTTCAAGCGAGATACCTCGCGATCTTAAAGCGTTTATTACAGTTGATAATTACGGAAGGTTCTGTATGTCGATGGGTGCGCGCCGCGCTTTAAAGCTTCCGGAAAAAACGGGGTTCCAACTATTCCTTGCATATGATAAAGACGAGCGAAGGATAATCGTAGGAAAGCCCGGGCATGTTTCGATAAAAGGCGATGTGAGGCCATTTAAATTTGATCCGCGTGGTTACTCATCCGCACGTCCATATATCCGCAAACAGAATTTATACGGCCCAGATCTTCCACAGCGATTCTACCTAATCGGCGATGGTGAAGCGTCCAAGCAACCGTACCTGGCCTATCCGAAAGGCACGTATGCGTTTCAGTTAGACGACTAGCTCCGCCATAATCGCGTCCAGCTTCTCGTATAGCTCTTCCGGCTTGCCTGCGTTCTCAATTTCGTAATCAACTTCGAAATGGTCAACGGCAAGCTCAGTCGGATGCTCCAAGTCGGCAAGATCGAATTGATCGCCGGCTTTTTTAGCGCGTTCAATTCGGAGATCGACCGGTGCTGTTATGCGGATAAATACGAAACCTTCGTCCTTTAGCCGCTTGTATTCGTTAGGCTGGCGGCAGTCATCGACGATCACGCGATTCTTTAGCGCTGTATTGCCGCAGTCGCAAGGATGGCGGTCGAGATAGGCGGCTATTTTCGGCATGAGAGCGTCGATCCATACGTCCTCTCCGAAGGCTTCCCGCGCCCACTGTCCGAACTTCTGATAATGAGCGCGCGGCTTCGGATTTCTCGGAACGTGCGGAAATGCGCGGTGAAATGCGTCCTTTAGTTCGTCGCCGAATGCGAACGGCTGGAAATCGTAGTGAAGCGAGATGTACGATGCCGCCAGCGACTTGCCTGCGCGAAGTGGTGCGGTGAGGGCGATTTTCATTGGCGTTCCCTCATTTCGTTAAGAAGTGCGATAACTTCTTCGGCAGTGAACAAGCGCATGTCTGAGTCGGATTCGAGGTGCGCCACCTTTCCGTCCGTTTCCTTTGCGGCATATTTCAGCGCCTCCAATTCTTCGCCGTGCCGCCGGTTGTCTTTGTGCAGCGTGTCGATTTCGTCTTGTAGGCGAGACATCTTTTCGTTGACACTACCGGCCCACGCATCGCTTTCTTCGTAATCATTGTCGACTCGCTCCTCTAACGCAGCGATATCGTGGCGAATGTCCGAATCTGCATTCCGCAGCTCAGCGATTCTTCCCGGCCCCATTTCGTTCCATCCGAGATCTTCCTTGATGCGTTTATTCTCACGTTCCAATTCCGCAACACGCGTCGCTAGGTTAGCGATAACATCGATCGGGTCGGATGGCTGCGGTTCTTCTTCGGAGGATTCGGCCGGGACGAGGACGCGGTATTCGGATCGCTTTACCCACCCCATCGGAGACGCGTCGATATCTTCTTCGCTGAATACCTCGGTTACTGTCGCTATTTTACCGATATCTCCATCTACGGCTAGGTCATCATCAGGCGCAATTATGACGATCTTTTCGTCCACTTCCGCCTTGCGATCGACCATTTCGTAGCGCTCTCCGTCAATGTGGACGATGTTGGTCGGTCCGAGGACGTTGTATTCTTCATCATAGATGCACTTTCCACAGGCTGTTCTAACGCTTGCCGATCGTTTTGTTGCCAAATCAAAAATGTCGCCGTTGTGGTATTTTCCGAAGGATAGGATCGCATCAACAATAACGATCTTCTCGCCTCCCTCCGCCTTCCTATCGACCTCTACATATTCGCGTTTGATTCCGCCAAGTGATTCGTCAGCCAATACGTGGATTTTTTCGTTAGTTTTCGTCATTTATTCGTCCTCCCTTTTATTCTCCGTAAATTACGTCATTTCTGACGTTAATCAGCGCCGCCTTACAGCACTTTGTCCTATATCTATGCGGAGTTACCGAAACTTTCTTTGTCGTAGTAAACTCTGACCTGCCACATTTTGCGCAATTAAAGCGAACGATAGGTCCGTAGACTTCGGAGGTATTTGTGGGATTTACGTTATGCTTTCGTAACTCGTTCTCAAACGCAGGGTCTCCGTCCCGATGTGGTTTTCCTAATTCGAAAAGCGCATAGTGAATTAGTTCGTGCCGGAGGGTGTCGAAAACGGCCGTCTTGCCTCCGTAATCTAGTAAGATTCCGCTGATTTCTATACAGTCAGACTTATCGTCCATTCGAATAAACTGTCCTAACGTCCTTTTAAGCCGATTATTCCTCCGTATCGGGATTCGCAGCTCCATGTTGTAGTTTTCCGAAAGAAATCTGCGAGCTTCTTCGATTACATCCTCGATAGCTACTCCTGCCAAACGAACCACCTCCCGTTTATTTACGTTTTACACAATCCGCAAATACTTGTCGTGATTTTGGTTCCGGTATATCTAGCGCCATCTGGCCGGCTTTTGCGAGTTCCTCCGCCATCCGTAGAAATTTCTCGGCGAACTCTCTATCCGTTGTGATGAGATTCCCAACGCGGTAAGCGTCTAATTCCGGAACATATTCGATTTTCATTTGATCACCCGCAATTCTACCGACTGCCGTCCGAACTGTACCGCGTCGGCTTCGTCCGCGACCAATAGATCGAGCCGTGCGCCTTTAATCGCGCCGCCTGTGTCGATCGCCTTCGCCCGAAAGCTAGAACCGTCAGCGAGCCGGACTTCAACCGTAGAGCCTAGCGCTATCACAGACGGATCGACCGCTATGACGCGCGCTCCTTCATAATAGATCGAATGGCTGACGTCGACTCCCGTTTTGGTGATGCCGGTGCAGCCTTCCGAACAGAATGCGGTATAAGCCGAGGCCTCGAACGTTTTCCATCCCGATTCAACTTTTGTACTCTTTACGGACATCTGCTTCGACTTCTTCAGCGCCTTGATTTCGTCCTCAAGCGCCTGTATCTGCGCGTCCTTTTTCGTTATCCCTTTCGTTAATTCTCTGTTGCGCGATTCAGCCGATTGGATGGCGGCCTGCTCTGGCGTTATCTTTGGCGGCTCTGGCGGCTGCTCTGCCGGACAATGACCGGAGAATAGCTGCGCTGTTAGCGTGAAATTCGTTAGGATACCGATGCTTACACCTCCTCGAAGAATTGCGCGGTCCATGGCTCTACATTAACGACTTCCTGACGCAAGGCTTCCGCTAGGTCAGCGATCTCCTTTTGCGCACCTTTCCCTGTACATCTTTTCGAATAGAATTCGAGCAACGACCGTAGATTCGCAGTCATTACGAGATTAGTTGCGGCTGCGTTCGGTAGGACGGCGCGAGCATCTTCTGGTGGAACTCCTGCTTCCCGGAGCTTATCGTATGTTTGTTGAGCGATCGCCATAGCTTCCGCAAATATTTCCGGTGAAGGGCGGTCTTCCATCGGTGCTCCGTATACAAAATCGTACATGTCCGCAGTTTTATCTTCGGTTACTGTCGTAGGGACAACGTAATCGAACCCGCCGATCTTATCATCGCTCCCCATCCGTACATACCGCTGTGACTGAACGCTGAAGCTAAAACCGACGCGATGCCGTGTAAGTTGCGCCAATAACGCCCGGCTGACGCCTTCAATCGCAAAGGTGAACGATATATGCTCAAGCGTCGACGTGTGGCCGGAACGTACGATCATTCGGAATAGGCGGTCGGCATCCGTTCCTGCGCCACCATCTGACGCTTTGGAGCCGAAATACTTTGCGCCTTCCTTTGCGACGATTTCGGACGGTTTGTTCGGAGAGTAGCACGTTCTGATTGCGGTTAAGGCGACCGCCTGGCCGTCGGTTTGATGCAGATCGTCCAAGGTGTTCGTATAATATTCGCCAGATTCATCGTATTTTCTGTAATCGAGAGTCTGTTTGAATTCGTCGCTTAATTGCGTATGTGCGATTAGCTGTACGTTCATTTTGGTTTCCGTCATTTATTCGTCCTCCTTCGCTAGACTTTCGAAAACTCTTCGGTATTGGTCGTTAATAGATTGCGTAACTATTTCTCTCGCTTTCTCTTTCGTAGTGATCCGAAAGGTACAATCGTCTTTTCCGTACAACCCGTGAGTGATAACATAATCGCGAAACAGTTCGTTCATATATTCGAGATCGCCCGCGCCGTAGAATTTTCCGTTAATGAAACATGCGTATGTTTCCGCCATTATATCAGCTCCTTTCCGATCGGTTCTCCGAAATATTCCGGATGTGGACTACCAACCCCGCTACTCCCGAATCCGCCCGCACCCCGATTGCTATCGCCCAACTCGGCCACTTCCGTAAATGCCGCCTGCTCGACCGGTTTAATTACGGCCTGGGCGATGCGATCTCCTTTGCGGATGATGTACGTTCCCGCACCGACAATTTCGTAAGGTATGTCGACCAATGTTCCGCTCACACTTTCCGCATACCCTCGGCAAACATTTATGAGTGTGCCGGCCTCGTTAGTATCGTAAATCCATTGCGCAATATTATCGACAATCACTCCGACCTCGCCCCGATAGCCCGCGTCAACTGTACCGAGCTGAACGCGAAGCTTCGTCTTCAGCGTAATGCCGGAGCGTGGCCGGATCTGCATTTCGTAGCCTTCCGGAATCTCGAACGCTAGCCCCGTTTTGACTAGCGCGGTTTCTCCCGGCTCGATGATGACGTCTTCTGCCGCAACCAGGTCGAAGCAGGCGTCTGAGGCGTGAGCATATTGCGGAATTTGTGCATCGGGTGACAGGCGTTTAATGTTTACGTTCATACGAAAACCTCCTTGTTAATAACTGCGTATCTACTTTCGTTATTGGACGCTTACTCGAAGTAGAAATCGTCATCCTGGAGCGCTTCGACCGTCGCTTTTTTGTAAGAATTTCCCTTTTGACTGAAGAAGTCGTGGGACTTTGTTTTTGTACTTAATCCGTTCATTACAATCGGGTTCGGTGTTTCATCGACAAAGTACGAATCGAATCCGAGGTTCATCAACGCCTTGTTTCCGTTGTATCGCACGAACTTTTTGACGTCGTGAGTCAGTCCGACCTGATCGTAAAGGTCTTCTGTGTAGGCGATCTCGTTTTCGTAGAGTTCCGCAAGCAATTCGATAGCAAAGTCGCGCAGTTCGATCTGGACGTCTGGTGACTGACGGTTGTAAATTTCTTGCGCGAGTAAGCCGACGTATACGCCGTGGATCGCCTCGTCTCGAATAATTAACGAGATAATCTCGCCTGAGTTCGTCAATTTTCCCAGACCGGCAAAATATAACGGATAGTAAAAGCCACTATAGAAAAGGAAGCTTTCGAGATAAACCGAAGCGACCATCGCCTTGTATAACGAAATGTCATCGCCCGGCTTAATGGCGTTATATAGGCCGCCAATGATTTCGGCCTTCCGCTGTAGGTATCGATTCGTCTTCACCCATTCGAACAGTCCCGTTATCTTCTCCGTTGGTGCGAGCGTCATGAAGATGTTCGAATAGGATTTCGCATGGACTGCGTTTTCCATCATCGCCATAAAATTTAGGACGGCTTTCCGTTGGTGGCCGGATACCTGGGCGGCAATTAGCGGCATACCTTCATTCCCTTGCTCCGTGTCGAGCAGCGTCAGCCCCGCGAGCACTTTCATATACGTATCCTGTTCGTTGGCTCCGAGATACTTCCACGTGAGAAGGTCGCCGTTTAGCGAAATCTCTTCCGGCAACCAAAACTGCTTAACGTTCTGTTCGTAAAACATCTGCGTGAATCCGTCGTCGTGTTGCGACCAGTTGGCCGCTGTATATTGCGTCAATTATTCGTCCTCCTTTTCGTTTAAACTACGCATGATAAACAACCCTCCGCAGTCGTATCTTTAGTCCGCGCATAATACAGCGTCTTGATCCCTTTGTGATGCGCGTATAGGTCAATTCGGTTCAGATCGCGTGTCGTCATCGTATCCTTCAGGAACAACGTAAATGAGATTCCTTGATCGATGTGTTGCTGGATCGTTGCGATCATATCGACGACTTTGAACATATCCATGTCGTACGCTTCCTTATAGAAGAACCAATTCTTCGCGCTAAGCCCCGGCATCGGATAATACGTCTTGGAATTTCCGTACGTACGCTCCTCAATGCGCTCCATAATCGGCATGACCGACGCAGTAGCCGACTGCACATACGAAATAGATCCCGTTGGTGCAATCGCGAGTCTGTACGAATGGTAGAGTCCGTGTTTGATGACATCACACATAAGATTAAACCAATCGACGACTGTTGGTATGTGTACGCCTTCGAATAGTGCCGCCACTTTATCCGTTTTCGGAGCGCAGTCGACGAACCGATCCGATTCTTCGATGACGTATTTAACGAAATACTCACCGCTCGCATACGTTGAACCTTCGAATCCCTCGAACGTGCTACCGGTTTCCTTCGCAAGCTCCATCGAACGCACAAGCGACCAATAATTAACGAGCGCAAAGAATACGTTAGCGAAATCACGCGCCTCTTCCGACTCATAAGCGATCCCATTCTGCGCAAGATATCCGTGTAGATTCATCGCGCCAAGTCCGATCGAACGCATCTGACGGTTAGCCTTAGCGACTGCCGGCGCGTTCTTGATATTCGTTGATTCTGATACGACCGTAAGCGAATCGACTGCGAGCTTAACCGTTTGCTCGATCGACTTGTTCGCCATGACGTTCGCAATGTTCAGCGATCCGAGATTACACGAAATGTCGAGGCCGATTGCGTCCTCTTCGCCGTAGTCGGTGTATTCCGATACTTGCGACGCCTGACAAATTTCTGAACAGAGGTTGGAAAATTTAACCTTCGAAATGTGATTAAGCGCATGTTCTCGGTTCACATTATCTTGAAACATTAGATACGGATAGCCTGATTCGGAACGCAGCACGGCCATCTTTTCGAGTAACTGACGTGGGTTAATGCGTTCCTTGCGCACCGCCGGATTATCTACGAGTTCATCGTACATTGCGCCAATATCCATGTCGTCAAGATGCGTGCCATATGCCTTATAAACCGTGTGTGGGTAGAAAACGTAAGCTGGACGATCTTCTCGCGCTAGTTCGATGAATTTATCCGGAATGACTACGCCAATCGATAATGTTTTGACCCGGACGTCTTCATCTGCCGAGATTTTCTTTGTATCTAGGAAATCGTTAATGTCCGCGTGGAATACGTTTAGATACGCAGCTCCCGCCCCAGAACGCGCGCCTTGCTGATCTGCATAGCGGAAGGCATTATCGAGGAGTTTCATGACTCCGACGACGCCCTTCGTTACGTTCTCGATTCCTTTGATCGATTCACCTTTCGCGCGCAACTTCGATAAATTCAAACTTACGCCTCCGCCAAGCTTCGATAGTTGCATTGCTGTTCCGATCGCCATTTGAATATCGTTCAGAGAGTCGCCCACTTCGAGAAGGAAACACGATACGAGTTCGCCGCGTCGCTTCCGCCCGGCATTCAAGAACGTCGGTGTGGCCGGTTGATATTCCTGCCGGATCATCATTTCCGCAAACTCGATCGCCTTGGCTGCGTCTCCTTTCGCGAAGAACAACGCACAGATGGCGATGCGGTCTTCGTACCGTTCGAGGATCTTCTTCTTATCGTTCGTCTTCAGCGCGTAATCGTTATAAAACTTGAACGCACTCATGAACGAAGGGAAACGGAACTTTTTCGCGTAAGCCGCCTTGTAGACCGCTTTGATTTCGTCGAACGTATACGGCTCGAAGACTTCGCGTTCGTAATAGTCGTTCTCGATCAGATAGTCGAGCTTTTCGCGCAGATCGTGGAAAAAGACCGTATTCTGATTCACGTAATCTATGAAATAACTGCGGACGGCTTCGGCATCCTTTTCGAATTGAAAGCCGCCGTTCTTCCGTATCATAATTTCGTTATTAAGTTCGATATACTTCGCGTGTTTATTCGTCAATAGCGCTCACCCTTTCCGTAAATATCCGTATATCTTCCGCCGTGCCCGCCAGCTCGAACTTGTGAACGATCGGCACTCCGTACTCTTCCGCGAACAGATCGGCCGCTTTAGCGAAATTACGCCCCCAGTTGCGATTGCCTGACGCAGCCACGCCCGCCATTAAATCGCCATTGTCCGCGAGAAAATCCCAAACGGTGCCGGCGACCTGGCCGAATCCGTAAGTTCCCGTTACCAATACGAACGGCTCCGTCAAAAGCATATCCGCCTTGATTTCGGCCGCAGGCAGGCCGGTCTTGGCTACGAATCGGCGGACGTTTCCGGCCAGCGAATAGTAGGCGATTAGCATAAAGACGCCACCAATACTCCGATAGGAATCGCGTACATAATCAGGACGGCTATCTTCGCGAGTTTAGATCTCGTTGTTTTCGCTTCGACCGTCACCGTAATCCACGCAAAGAAAAGCAGGCACGCTATCGCAACGTATGTCATTCGATCGACTCCTTCCGTTTTAATTCCGCCTCAATCTCGTCTTTTCGCGCCAGAATCCGGTCACGCTCGTTTTTCAATTCGCTCAGCTTCGTGTCGTGCCGGCTGATTGCGTAATCAACATCGATAAGTTGTTCGTCAAGCCATCGCAAAGACTGCCGTAACTGTGCGGCCGGGACGCCGTAGCATTTGTAGGTCATTGCGCTTCCTCCTCTGCGTCCTTTTGAACGCGTTTATGTTCTCGATAGACATCGCGTAGTCGGACGGCACTCCCGACGATTATCCACGTTAATGCGAAAACTACTACGATGCTTACTCCGACTTGAATAATTACGCCTATAACCGGAATCGCAAGCAGTACCTTAACGACAAAATAACCGGTAAAGCCGCCTGCGAAACTTAGCCCGAATAGCGCAACGATCGTTAGGGCTTCGATAAGTCGCTGCTTAAACATCTGATCACTTACCTCCGATCGTGTCGAGGATTTCCTTAATCGCGTAGTATTCCGGGTTGATTATCTGATTTATTTCGATAGGTATGACGAAGAAGCTTACAATAACAGTTATTCCTAAGACTACTCCGAAAAATATTGCAACTAGCGTATATGGGCTTGTGTCGAAAGAATCTAGCACTTTATTGTGCTCTATTCCTTTTTTCAATAGCTTAGTAAAAACGATCCCAAGGAAAATAATCGCTGCAATCATACCGAAAATCCCGATAACTCCGCTTACCATCTGCTGCTTAACAAGCACCCCGTATACATGCTCAGCCGCGACTCCGAGCTTTGCCGCCAGCTTGTCGATATACTCCATCGCTTTATCCATTCGAATCACTCCTTCGGTTTATCTATTACGCCAACATGAATCAGCCACGCAAGTCCGATCGCAGCCGAATCACTCTCGTCGAAATTAGCAAACTCGCCGGTATATCCGGTCATGCGCCGAACCGCCGCCTCAACTTCGTCCTTTTCTGCGTTGCCTGATCCGGCAACCAACGACTTAACACGCGTTGCTGATATTCCTAGTTGCGGTTTCTTTGCAGTCGGAGTCTTCCAATACTTATCGAACGATAACCCGAATCGTGACGCTGCTCTCTCACACGCATTCCACGCCGCCAGAACCGGATAGTTCGAGGTCGACGTTTTGCCCGCGAAGTCCTCCCGCACCACATAGTCGAATCCGTCACGCGGACAGTTTTTATCGAGAAACATCATCGCCCACCCTTCGATAACTTCGGCTCGATGCGCATGGGACCGGCTAGGGTTTGGCTTGACGTGCGACAGCGCTTTTATCGTAGGCTTTCGATTACGTACCTCGATGATTGCGACGCCAGGGCAGGTCATAGACGTGTCGAACGCGAGGATCCGGATAGGCTTGGCGCTACTCATGCGCACCACCGACTGAACTCGATATCCTTCGTCTTTAGCGCCTCCGCCGCCAGTTTTTCCGGGTTATCTGCGCCAGTTGCGATTGCCTGTAGCACATCGGCATGGAGAGCGTCCTCCATATTGTGCGCAACCTCATCATCTCCCCCTTCGGCCCATGCACGAATAATTTCAACTGCACCCTTTACGTCATCAACCGTCACTCATTCCGCCTCCCTTTCGCGAACTCTTTCGATAAATTCGAGCGCCTCAACGTACTGCCGTTTCGTAGATTCGTAGACGTTCGATCTCAATACTCGCGACACTTTTGCGCGAAGCTCCGCCAGTTCTTCGTCCGTCAACGACTTCGCAATAGCCGTCTTGTATCCGTTAAACGTCCAGCCGTTCATATCCAACGGTAACGGCTTTCCTTCCTCAACAGATTTGCGGATCTCTACGAATCTATCGAATAGCTGCTCGACGTCTTCCTCCGTAATTTCGATGCCGAACGCCCGCATATCCGGCGACTTTTCGAATTCCCCTTCCGGATATACCCATGATTTCTTAGACGCGTTTACGTAGAGGATGACGTATAGGTCGACGCCGTACATCGGACCGTAAGCGACGCATTGCTTGACGTGCTTTTCTTCCGGCTGTCGCATCGAATGGAGTGACGTTTTGGCTGCCGTTGTTTGCTTCGACTTAATTTCGAGGCCGACGCGCAGCACTTCGCCGTCTTCCGTTACATAGCGCATGATGCCGTCACATGTTCCGTAAAGGTTGAACGAGTATCCACGATGTGTGACCGGATGATTCTTTTTCGCGAAATCCTCGAACATTGGCGTTCCGTCTTCGTTCTTTTCGAAGCTGAACGGACATGTCCGCCCGGTCTTCTTCTCGAAATGTTTTTCCATAAAGAGAATATCGCGCTGGATCACATCGCCAATCGCCGTACCGATGCGAGTCCATCGCCCTTGATACGGAGGCTTTTTCGTTTCGTCTCTCGGAGATCCGATCGCCTTGTGATAAAGCTCGCGAGGGCAAGCGTTAGCAGATGACGGCGAGAAATACGGCTTCTTCGAAAAGACTTTCGGAGCATTGGCGTACCATTTATGAATCTGCGCGTCCAGGGCGTTATCCCACGTCTCCGGCAGCGAGTGCCATTCGTTCAGATATTCGACCAATTCGTCCGCAATCTGCTGCGCGTATGTGGTCGGTTCTTTTATATGTGCCCGCAGTGAATTTGCGGCCGATCTTCCGTTTGTGTTCGTCAATTAATCACGTCCTTTCATTGCGCGATCAATAATTCCGCCTAATTTAAAGAACATTTCGTGGTCTTCCGGGAAAGCGCGCAGCAATCGCATTAGGTCTGTATTATCTAACGCCACCAGATGAACCGTTCTAACGACTGCGTTTTTAGGTTTGAATTTTAACGGACGATCTACGGAATCTTGGACGATGTTTAGGAATCCGTTATATTCTTTAGAGACACGCGGAAGATATCGCTTGAATACTTCGATCGTTGCCTCTACGTCGTTTAGCGCCCGGTGGTGGCCGTTCAATTCGATATTGTTGCGCTTAACTACGTCCTTCAAGCTCGCTGATAACTCCGGTTCCACAAAACGAACCATAGCTCGCGTACAATGAAAGTATTCGGGTTCGATCCCGCCTCGACTTATAAACGAAAGATCGAACGGAGCGTTTTGCGCAACTACGATAGAATCGCCGATAAACTCTCGTAAACTATCAAGTGCTTCGGTTTCGATCGGAGCGCCTTCGAGATCCTCCGCAGTGATGCCGGTTAATTTCGTGATAAATTCCGGAAGTTCCCGGCCTTCCTCAAGCGCAACCATTGTGTGAAAGCGATCAATTTCGTCGCACCAATCATCAATTTTAATCGCGCCAATTTCGATAATCTGATCGTTTTGATAATCGAGTCCTGTCGTTTCCAAGTCGAGCACAACGTATTTCTTTCCCACTAAACCGCCTCCTTATTTTTGAACCACTTTTCAAGGGGAACTCCTTCGCCCCATCTTCGCATCACTTCGATATCTGTTCCGTTAGGTACAACGTCTCCCCAACGATATGAATTAAGCATGATATCGCGAATGTCTTGCGCTTCCTCCCACGTAAAATCCTCCGGAACTTCGAATATCAATTCGTCATGTACCGTTGACCACAGCGCCCAGCCCGGTTTGTTAGCGCAATATTCATGAGCCTTAATCATCGTGACCTTCGTTTGTATAGACGACGATCCTTGAACGCGGGCATTTGTCGCCTGCCTCAAAGCACGATTGATCCGCGAGTTATGTTTCCTGGCGTCCTCATATTTCGGATCATTCCATTTTCCGTACGGGATGTTTTTGCGGGGTAATTTCGCGTCAGGCAGACGACGTTTTCGCGCTCTTAGGTCAGCCCAAACATAGCCGTTCTTCCGAACAAATTCCTCGTTTTCTTTCAGCCAAGCCGATAACTTCGGCATACTTCCGAATAGCTCACCCTTAAACTTTGTCGCCTCTTTTTTATTAACGCCTAGCATATCCGCAAGAGAATAGTCACTCATCCCATAAAGTGTCGCTAACCACACGACCTTCATTTGCTTACGCTCCTTAGTGTCTGAGCCATCGGCGTTTTTATAGACTTCCTCGTACGGACGCTTATAGAAGTTTGATGCCATCATAGCGTAAGGATCGCGCTCCTCTAAAAACGCGTTTATCAGTACCGGCTCTCCGGATAAATAAGCCACACACCGAATCTCCTGCGCTTTAAAGTCGGCACCCAGCAACACTTTTCCGGGAGGAGGGCTAAACATCGGTCGGGCTTCTTGAGGCTGATTCTGTACGTTAAAGCCTTGATCTGTTTTATCCTCATCATCCTTGCCGGAGCTGAATCTTCCCGTTACGGTTCCCATCGGATTAAAGCGCGAATGCCAACGCTTAGTTGTCGGATTTTGCTTCAATGGCAGAGTTTCAATGTAGGTACCGGAGAGCTTCGTAATTTTCTTGTACTCCAACAACTTTGCAATGACTTCGTGGTCGCCTTTTAGCGGCTTTAATGTTTTCTTTGCGTCCATGTTCGGAAGCTCTTTGCCGATCGCCTTCGAAAGTGCAGGGCGCATCTGTTGGGTTGAGTTTAAATTTAACGGACCGTCGCCTTCATGGAACGGAGTCAGCTCCGTAACTAATTCCGACCGCAACTCTTCCGCACGCTTATGCAGTTTTTCTCCGTATTCCTTTGCGAAATCCAAGTCGAGGATATATCCGTTAGCTTCTAAGTCGACAATTACGTACAGCAATGGAATTTCAACGGTTTGGTAATACTCCAAAATCGTAGGCATTTTTTCCATGTGTTGACGTTGAAATTTGTACAGCTTCCACGTTAATTCCGTATCTTTAGCTGCGTAAACTAGCGCGATGTCTAATGGCACTTCTTTGAATTGCGCGTCCCGACCAAACAAAGCGTCGAACGTATCTGCCGGTGTTTTTAGATATTTTGGCGCCAAGTCTTTTAATTTAAATGATCCGGCACCGCCCAACGTTCGATCACCTTCGTTTTCATTTAGCATGTGCATCGCAGTCATCGTATCCCAAACGACGCCTTTCAGATCGAATCCATGTCGGCGGACCATCGCAATATCGAATATCGCGTTGTGCAGGACTTTTCCGATCGACTCATCGTTAAATACCGGCGCCAATCCTTCAAGCACGTATTCGCGACTCAGTTGCTCGCAATCTACGTGATCAACCGGTATATAAACGTGCCAGTCAGCGCTCGGAAGCGTGAGCGAAAGCCCGACGATAACATCCGTATAAACATCAACGCCGGTCGTTTCGGTATCAACCGCGATAATTTTTTCGTTACTTAACGCCTCAATTAGCGACTGGAACCGGGCTTCAGTCGTTATTAATTCGTAGTTTTCCGGTGTATTCTCGACCATCTTCCGTAAGGTTTCTTCGCGCTGGGATTCTTGAAGCGTCTTCCATAATCGCATAGCCTCCGCCTTGCTGAACGCTTTCGGGTTGCCGGCCTTGTTCACGCAGTCAGACGGGTTCCTGGCGAGTTTGCCCGCGTCCATTGCCGCCTTGACTTCGTTTAATCGTTGGCGGTCAGTTTCCGATAGCTTGCTTGCGAATATGCGACGCCAGCTCTCCTCGATCGGTTCGGCCGTTTTTGCCTTCTTCTTCCGCTTGGCTGTTTCGGCAACTTTCTCGTTTTTAACTTCGCTATTAATGGCGCTAAGATTCAACCGCAGATTTCCGAGTTCCATTCGCATCCTCCTTTCTCACGTGATAGGTTCGGACTACTCCGAGATAAAATTTATGGCACCGAAAAATAACGCCATAGATACGTATAATCCAGCGAATAGCCATTCCGAATTGTATATAGCGATTACGGACAATGCAGAATTATAGATACCGAAGACATAAGCGATTGCCCTATTCGACCTGCTCATAAATCGACCTCCTCCGTCCATTTCCGTCTGTATTCCGCCTCATTATCCGCGTACCAATCCGACCAGCAAGCGTCGTCGCAAAAGTACCGGTCGAAGAGCGAGTCATATGTTGCGGATCGCCCTTCGTTTAAAATCCGGTTACATGCGGCGCAGATGGCGGCAGGTTTTACGGACACTTATTCGTCGTCCTTTCGGTCGAACCGCGCTTCGGCCGGCGTAATGAGCTTTAGCCGATCGATAGGCACAGTATATCTCTTGACATAGCCGTAATTATCCAACGCCTCGATTACTATAGCACGTTCGTTCCTTCTTCTAACGACCTCTCCGAACCCGCTAGTCTCGAACCAAACCGGATCATCATACGCAACAATATCGCCTTTTTTATACTCGTCAACCTCGCGTCCGATTGCGGCCCACCTCTTACGCTCTTCCTCTTCGGCCTGCTTTCGTTTTGCTTCGGCAACTTCTTCGTCAGTTGCGCGGACGAGCTCTCGTTTCGGAACGTATTGCGTTTTACCGTCGATAATTCTACGGGCAAACTTGCTACTTATGGTACCTCTGTCTTCGCTGATCTCTACGATATCTTCATCGTTAAACGCGGCGTTAACCACCTTCGCATAATCACCGACTTTTAGCCGTTCAGGCTTCGGATCGGCCTCGGCGCTTGCGACGCTGACTTTGCGGTAGACTTCGAATACTTCGCCGTAGGTATCAAAACCGTCTCCTTCGTCATCAACGATGATCGGATCCCCGCAATCATCCACGCGATAAATCTCGTAATACTTCCCGGCGGTTAGATATCCGCATGGAGCTTCGTCAAACTTAACGTAATCGCCCGCTTTCGCCTCGCTCTTGGCAATCCGTACGTACTTCGGTACAGCTTCGATTTTTAGCGCAGCGAAGTCGGATTTTAGTGCTTCGATATCCTTTTCGTTTGTGCTTACGCGATCTTCTAATGACGGTTGAGATGCGCTGACTTTGCGGAATAGCACATAGCTTTCGTCATAGTTTCTGTCAACCTCATCAATATCATCGACAATCATCGGATCTTTAGCGATAATTCCTACGGATAAATAAAACTCCCCTTTTGTAGCATCACACCAACTGCCGTCCGTAATTAGCACCAGATCACCTTTTTGCGCGCCGCCTTCCACACGCTCATACTCCGCGCCTTCATATGAAACCTTCGTAATTTCACCGTTCACCATATCGAGAGTCTTAACGCCTTCTAATTTCGCCATCAAACCGCCTCCGCTTCGTTATTTTCCGCAAAATCTTCACGCATGAAATTCAGATCCATTTCGACCCAGCGCTTGCCTTCCCGATCCGACGGCCCCCAATAGTCGGTAATGCCGCGGTTGTCGAACATCCAGACGCGAGGGAAATCGCCCTCACCGATCAGCACGCCGATGAAGAAGTCGACGTCGTCCGTCGTATAAGGCTGACCGTCTCCTTTGCGCCCTTCTACCGTTAAGTAGCCGCGGTCTTCCCGACGATCACGAATCGTCTTAACCTGAAACGTCTTCCATTCGCCAGTGCCCGGATCTCTTGCGCTGATATCGAAGGATTCTTCCGTCTCCGCTTTTGATACCGCCTGCCACCCGCTAGCCATTAAAGCTGCGCGGGCGATCAGTTCGGAATATTTGCCGATAGTTTCCTTGAGATGCGCCATTCAATCGTCCTCCTTAGTAAACCGGCGTAACGTCAGCCGATTCTCCCGTGATGACTTCGTATTCTCCGACAACCTCTTCGTCGGTCATTTTCGCAACTAGGATCGTTGGGTATTGTGCTTTCAATAGAAACTCGCGGTATTTTTTCACAAACGATCGTCCCCCTTCGTTTTATTAAAACGGCAGATCTTCGTCAGTTATTTCGTTAGATTTTCCGTTAGTTGATTCCGTTAATGGCGGAAGGACCGACTTCTTAACACCGTCTTTCGCGTCGTGAAGAATCTTAATGATGTCTTCTTCATCACGGAAGTTCGCGAGTTCTTCGTACTTGTAGTCGATACCGATAAACGCTTTTGCTTCTTCGAGGACTTCGTCAGGCAGATCGCCAGTTTCTAACGAGTACGTCTTGTCGGCCTGCTTAAAATGAACCGCTTGACCTACGAGAGTATACTCCGGCTGGATTTTCTTGACCGGCTTCTCCGCTTTATCAAAATCAGCCATTAAACTGTTTGCGTGGAATTCCGCGATATCAATAACGCGATAAGTCTTATATTTCGGATCGTATACCGGGATCATAAAGAACATTTTTCGTTTTGCTCCCGCTTTGCACGAAATGCACTCGTTTTTCCCAGCCGTAAAGTACTTTTGTAATTCGTCAACACTGACCGTGCTACGAGGGGAGTGCAAGCACGTATGCTTTCGGAATTTGTGATCGTATGCCTTACCGGTGTATTCTTTGTTTTCGTGTACGAAATAGACGTACCACTCATCGTACGGTGCAAGCATAACCAACGTACGACCTTCTTTGTTGATCTCCCCGTGACTTCCGACGCGAACATAACGCGTAACGCCTTCCGGGAACTCGCTTTCGCCGTTAGCCGCCTTATCACGTTCTTCTTCGCGCTTCTTCAAAATGTCTCTAATGCTCATTCGATTTCCCCCTACGTTTTAATTTTGAGGCTTTTCGCCCTCGCAAAATGCCGGTATCTGCGTCCGAAACGCCGCCAGCGCTAAGCCGTAGCGACGCGACTCTGTTACTTAACGGCCGCCCCGACATTCTCCGAGCGCCGGGCCGCAATGTCCGCCGCCCTCATTCGCCTTCTTCGCGGTTAACTTCGTAAATAAGTCCGCCAATTACAAGCGCTGCAATGACGCCAACAATTTCGAATAACCATGCGTTAGACATAGGCGGCGACTCCTCTCGCTGTACGCGTCAGTTCGCGTCTTATTTCGTGCGATTCCGCCGGCAATTCATCCATACGCATGCGCACCGCATTAATTCGGGCCTGCAACGCCAATTTAGTCGACAATGATCGGGCGCGAGACAAACGGTCTTCTAAATGTGCGATTTCTTCTTCGAGTTCATCGAGAAACTTATCGATCCTAGCCACCTCTTCCGTAATTTGTTGCGACATTTTCGTAATTTCTTCCGTAATGAAATTCGTCACTTTACGCCGAATTCGATTGATGTAGCTTTTATTCGGTGGGATCACGGTCTTAACAACGTCTGCATCTACCGCAAGCATGAACGTTGCTCCACGATGGGAATACATCCGAGCATCTTTTCCGTTGTTGTCCGGACCGATGCCGCAGTAAATCGCATTAGATAACATCTGCGACGCCCATGCTTCCGGCGTTTGGTTGCCGATCTTAAAGCGCTTGGTAATTCGTTTCTTTGCGTGGTGGGATAGCGTTACTTTCATCCGACGCGCACCACCTGGATCGAAAGTGGACGGTAGTAGTCCGCCGGATCTTCGTCGACCGGCCATGCGCCTTGATATAAAATTTCGGTAAGTTTGCGCTGATCTAGCGCTGGATACGTATTAAAATCGATAAATTTGGGGATATTCATAGTATGTTCGCCTCCATGTTAATTAGGTACAACGCACTAGATCGGAAGGTGTGTTCGCATTCTGTTCGCTTGTCTTTTGACAACAGATTGTATATGATGAGGATGTAACAACGCCTTCTGGGCTAGTTACGTTTTATAGAGAATTTACGCTGCTAATTGGGACTGACAGCGTGATCGGAATCGTTGGATGAATCTACAATGTGATCGAGCATTTCCTCCAAAACGTTGCGCTAACAACGTGGAAATGTCGGTGTCATTTGTACATCCGCGAATCCATGCTTCTAGAATAACTCTTTTTCGTGGGTCGCCTTGCGCTAACAGGGCGACCTTCTCTTTTAGTAAAACCTCTCCTACGACGTTCGTCGAAACGTCTTCAGGTTCCCAAACGGTTCCTTCTTCGTTAATATATTCAATAGCAACATCGTTTCTCAACTTATGCTTTTTTAAGAAGTGGTTTCTCTCTTGTTTAATGATATATTGTATCAGAGCCCTTTTATCTCGCCCATTGCCACTGAATATTTCTATCGCCTTACCTATTTTTTCGTAACATCGTTGCTCGAATGCGGTCATATCTTTAATGAGGTGTGCGATCCTTCTCGACTCCCACTCAACATACGGAATTGCACCGTTTTCAACTGCTCGTCGCATCCTATTAAATTTTTTTGTATTCACTGAGATTTCTCCTCCCTTTATGCTTACACTTTATAACCCCATCGCACTAATAGAATTTGCGACATCATCGTCTTAATTTTTTTCTTATCTTTATATTTTCAGCTAAATATTCAGCTTTTTATTGACAATTTCTATCCTATAGGTTAGAATGAACCCATAGCTAAATAAACCTACAGTTATAGCCTTGTACGTTGGGGAACGTGGTCTATGGCTTTTAATTTGTAGTGCCTCAAAAGCTAAATAAGCAGCTTATGAACACAGTTTACTATCTTATAGGTAAGATGTCAACAACAAAATCAAACTTTTTGGTAAGATGTGTTCTGGCATTAAAAAAGGTGAGTGTGATGACTTTATTTGACAGAGTTAAAAAACTGGCGGATAGTCGTGGGATATCAATAGCAGAATTAGAAAGAAAATTAAAACTTAGTCCAAACGTTCTTTATAAGTTGAAGACTCAAAAGCCATCAACAGACAGAGTTGAAGCTTTAGCCGATTTCTTCGATGTTTCCGTTGATTACCTCCTCGGCAGAAAAGAAAAGGAAAACTTTGAACCTGAGCTAACTGCTAAAGATGAAAGAGATATACAGAAAGAGCTACAAAAAATTATAGAAGGGCTAGAAGGCAAGAATGGTTATGCCGCATTTGACGGACAAACTCTTGACGATATGGATGAAGAAGATAGAGAACTGTTAATTGCAAGCTTGGAAAACTCCCTACGTCTTGCCAAAAGAATTTCAAAACAAAAATTCACTCCTAAAAAATATCGTAAGTAGGTGCCTTTTTGTGGAGTCAATTACTGAAAAGATCAAATCAATAACAAAAAAAATTGAAACAAATAATCCATTTAAAATTGCAAAAGCATTAGGAATTGAAGTGGTGTATGAAGATTTAGGAAAAGCCCTGGGGTATTACAGCAGGCATTTCAGAGTTAAGGTCATTCATATTAATCAGAATGCGAATGAACATAACAAGGAGTTTGTTTGTGCTCATGAATTAGGACATGCAATCTTTCATCCAGATGCAAATACTCCTTTTTTTAAGAAACAGACATTATTCTCTACAGATCGAATTGAATTAGAAGCGAATTTTTTCGCAATTAATTTGTTGTTCTCATCCATTAATAGTTGCGTCACCGTAAAGGAAGCAATTGAACAATACGGAATCCCTGAGAAGTTAATTTTATCTTACCTAATCGAAAAAAAAAATTTAATTAAAAATCGAACATACATTCTTTTTAAGGAGGTATGGACGACCTGTACGAGTGGATCGTCGAAGAATAACCGGTAGTCGGTCGTTGACGGGATTAAGTGTCGCCCGTCAACGCAAGACTTGGCTGTTTAGGTAACTTCAGACGCCAGCTCTTAACGTCCTCCGCACGCTCATACACCGCCTTCAACTCCGCTCTCCCCTTCGCAATCAACAGTTCGTTCGCATCCTTTCCTTCCGTAATATATCCGTGTGCCAGTCCGACTTTCCCGTATAAATAACGCTCGACCTCCGCCCGCAACTTCTCGCCGGCCTTATCGTTATCCGTCACGATGGTTACGTGTTCAATCGGAGACTGGACGATAATGTCCGCCTTTCGTTGGTTGAACGAAGACCCACCGGTCCCGATCGCCGGCACTCCCGCCGTCATCCACGATTGCGCATCGATCTCTGCCTCGCATAAGACAACGCGTGTCAGCCGCCGGTCATACACGACATTCATTCCGTAAACGAGATCCCGTATCGACCAGCCGCCTTTGACGTACCAGAACGCCTTGCCCCGGGTTGACCGATACTTTACGTTAGCGAGCCGTCCGTTAGGCAGCCGCCAGGGCAGCGCAACCGCACCGCCTGCCATTCCGACGCCCATTAACCGCTGGACAGCCGGTATGATTCCGCGCTTGTTTAAATAATCGTTAGGCCCCGCAGCCACGCCGTCGAGAATCGATTCGCTCAACGGTTCGCGATTCTTGGCTAGCTTCAGCTTCGGAAGCCTGAGCGTTAATTTACCGTCCTCTGATTCCGGCGCATACGCATCGATCAGGTATTCGACCGTTTCTTCCTCGGTTTCTTCGCGCAAGAAGGCGAGCAGCTTAACGAAGCCACCCCGCGCATACTCTGCGTCATAATAGCCGCTATCGCCCCAATAGCCGGCCTTTGCGGTCGCCGTGTCTTCGAGATAAACGTAAAAGCTCGGCGTTCGGTCATAACGGAAAGGGCTTGCGGTCAGCAAGCGCTCATCCGTCCAGGTCGGCCGCGTCCAATCGAACTGTTCGAGCTCATAACGTATGTCGACGTCGACCTGACGGCCATTTAACGTTAAAATCGGCACTTTCGTATCACTCCTTTCGTCCTAATTAGGCCGGATTGTTCTATATATTACGCCCTGGTTTTGAAAAATTCCATCGTATTTTGTCGAAAGAACCGCGGTAAATGTTGACAATGTTATCCAACATCATCCATTTCAATTTTATTTACCCAGGCAAACTCTCCGTGATACTTTTTTGCTGCCTCATTGTATGCTTTCGCCGCTTCAATTTCAGTATCAAACTTCCCGAGTTCTATATCTGTTTTATCAACAACAATCCTAGCTCTCCATTTTTGGTCTCTTTTATAGAACCCGACACCTTTGTATTTGCTTACTCTAGTGTGTCTTGGCTTCTGATTTTGTTGGTTTTGAGTCTTAGTACACACCCTTAAATTCCCTCTTCGGTTATCTAGACCGTTTCCATTTTTATGATCCACGATCTTCCCATCTCCAGGTACAAGGCCACAAATGAACCGATGCATATAAACAGCTGTGTACTTATTTACTCCGACCCGTTGGTTCCTAACAGCGTATCCATTTTGGTTATAATGCCATTTGTACTGATTCACCAACTCATAATCACTATCATCAACTATAGCGACCTTATTATTACTAAGAGGTATCTTTTTCAAGAAGACACCCCCCTAAAACTCGAACTGCTCTGCGGCAGATTCGCCTTTCGGAAATTCTCGCAAAACACCGTAGTCGAATAGCGCAACGAGCTCGAGCATGAAATCTTCGCCACCATTCCGGCCTTTCTCGATTCCAATTCCGGCTATTCCCTCTTTAGATACCGAATCAAATCCGATCAAATTCGTCGCGATATCTAACAGGCGAGAGGTGGTTTTTACCTTTTCGCGAGTAGGAATTCGTAGCTCCCTCACGCCGTCTTCGCTAACCTCTTTTTTATCTACGGTCGCCTGAACGGTGTAAAATCCAACTACGTCATAATCACCTACTATATTTTCGAAACGTGTTGCAGCGTACTCGGCTGCGCCCCCTGCTGTTTTATTTACGTTCTTTCCGTAAACATCTGAAAGTCCATAGAATGGATCAAGAAAAACGGCGTCAATTTTTCCTGTACTTAGCTCCCGCTCAAGATCCGCTAATGACCGTGTCAACTCTCTTCCGCTTTTCCCTTGGAAATAAAGTGTTCCGGGGTAGTACGAATCGAGTAACTCTAAGACTTCGAAGAACTTTTCCCGAACAACATCATCCAGTTTTCCCGATAAAATAGCTTTGTTTGGTATACCTACCTTCCGGCCGAGCTCGTCTATCAATACCTCGTCGACAGCTGTTGCAATTGAAATAAGACGGGAAATAAACGTGTATTCCTTAACTTCGAATGATTTAACGAGACAGTTTGCACCTTGGCGCAGTAATGAATCAAGAATTCGACAGACTAGGTATGTTTTACCGCGCCCTGACTCACCCATGATTCCATAAATATCACCTGTAAACCACCCCGATATCTCATTATCAAGAGTAGGAAAAGGCGTCTTATAAATCCGGAATGACTTGCCTTCTTCACGCTTTTTATACTCGTCTCTAAACGATTCTTTAATTTCACTCAACGTCCGACCGATAGAACTACGAACGTTTGTTCTTATTTTAAGACTTTCGACTTTTTCCGTTAACCACGAAAATAATTCTTCCGGATTATCTTGCGCTTGGCTAAACCGGTCCGGAAGCTCCTTTTCCGCGATATCAACGAACTCTCGCAACGCAGCCTGTTTCCGTAGTTTCTCCGCAAGGTACTCGTAGCTGGCCTCGATATTAAAATCCGGCTCGAAGTCCGGCACCTCATGCGCAAGCATCTCGGCAGTCGGCGCCTGACCTCCGTGTTTCTCCGCGTATTCCGTGATGTATCGGAGTGCTTTGCGTTCGCCTTCCGTCGGCAGATCCTCGGCGGTAATATTAAAGCGCAACAACGCGTTCGGATCGTTCTGTTCGATTACTTTCGATAGCATTAAAACACCGTAGTTCATCCGCGATCCCTCCTCACTCTCTTAACGTAAATCACTCGGACGCCTCTTTTCGCCTGCTCCGCGACTTCGATTCTAATGTGGAAGTTGTCGGAAGCCTTACCGAACATATCCGCTAAAAATTCCGCAACTGTAACGATTCGATCAAACGACCATTCAAGCGCCGCAAACGTCCACTTTAACGGATAGAGTAGCCGGTACATTATTCCGCCGCCTCCAATAGATCAGGATTTTCATAGACTGTTCCGAGATATTCCGAATCTGGCCCGCAATCGGCAAGAGACTGGATTAACCCACCGGGATATTCCCCATAAAATGCGGCTAGATCGTCGTAAAAAACAACCTTGAAAATTCTACCGAGAGAGTCTTTTCGAATGTCTCCCTCCCAAATCTCCCGGCCAGTTTCGTTCTTCAATCCGGTGTACTGCATCCAGATATATTCGGATGAAGGCCCATATCTAAATGTCGAATTGACCATTTCTACATCGGATGAGAGAACACCATCCCAATATTCTTCGCTGTCGTCCTCATTCTGGTAAACCATGATTTCCTTTTCTTTGTTCCACGCCCGGAATTTAATCTCTCTCATTATCGCTCGACCTCCCGCTTTAATTTCGCCATTGCTTCGTCCTGCTTCGCCTTGTATTCCTCGTCGCCGTACATCGCTTCCAGACGCTTGTAATCGTTTAACTCGTCGAGTAGCTCATCGATTTTCTTCGTCTTGTCTTTCGCCATTTCACTCCCCGCCTTTTCTAGTCCTTCGCTAATCACTGTCGCCAATTCCGAAAGAAATTCCTTCCCATGAAACGCCGTTCCCTCCGGCTCCGGATAATTTTCGTAATCAAAATCGTCAAGGAATCGTTCGGCGTACTGTTTGCGGCAGACCAACCTCAAGTCATCCGAATCAGCGACAAGCCATTCGCCATTGATTGCGTCCGTCAGATCGAACTCGACGTAATTGGAGACGCCGGTATCGTCCTCCTCTTCGACTTTACGCCGCGCATCAACGTAGAAAATGCGGTCCGGGTATCCGTCTACTGCGACTAGGTCTCCGAAAGTGATGTCGGCTTTCATCTCCGCAGCCCCCTTTTCGATTCGCCTTCGAATTCAATCACGCGACATAGGTCACGGACCCGATCCGCTAGTCTTCCTTCACCGAATACGTCGGCTATATCGTACGGCTTATTCGCGGGTACACGTTTTCTCGGTTCGACGTCGGATTTCAACGGAATATTGCTCGTATATATTGTCGGTAATTGGTTCGTAACTCTCGCGTTAATTATTCCGTGCAGATCGCCGCGAAATCCGTCTGATGGGCTCCGAACGCCTATATCGTCTAGCACCGCAAAGGGCGCCGTTTTAGCCGCTTCTAACGCGCGATAGTAACGGGCGGCCGCTGGCTCTGCGACTGAGTCCGGAACGCGTGGCCGGTTGAATTCGTTATAGTCGTTCTGCCATTCGTTCACATCGAGGAAATAGGCCGGTCGCTGCAACGGCTGCTGTCCGCGTTTTAACGATCCGCTGTAATGGACGCGCAGCCATTCGTTAAGGAGCGCCGCCGCTGTCGTCGTCTTACCGGTGCCGGAATTCGCGCTGTAGAGATACAACGACTTGATGCGGTCAGCCGGTTCGATATAGCCTTCCGTTTGCTCGAATTGGCGTTCGAACGTCTTGACGTAGTTTTCAACCGATTTATATACCGCTGGCTGATCTGATCGGGCTGGCGAATTGGCGAGCGTTGTCAGGCGGTATTCTCGCGATAAGCCTGCCGCCGCAGATCGACCGCCGTTGCCCGTCGCACCGTGTAGCGCGATGAAGTGCGGGCATTGGCGGTTACAGGCGGACGTGCCGGCTGCTTTACATCCGTTAGCCAGGACGCAGTTTCTTTCGTTAGTCAATGGCGTTCACTCCTTTCGTTAGTTATCGATTACATTTACTACCGCATAATGATCGTCACGTTTTTCGATACGAACTTTATCTCCGATATTAAATGTCGTAATACCGATCCATTTCTTATTTCGTGGACGAAAATAAATCTGATGTCCGCTGTCTGATACATTGGTTATTTCTCCGACTCTTCCCGCCGCCTCAGATTTCACCGTATAACCTTCGTCTAAAAGTCGTTTTATTTCAAGTCCGATACTCATTCGCCCACCTCCGTCCGGCTGTCGTCGATGATTTTTAATGTACGTTTAGGTGCCCAAGTGTTGTCATGATCGTACACCCGGTCGTCTTCTATCTTAGACACGCGGTATTCATCGATCACTTCGCCATTATGAATTAGCTTCACAATGTCTCCTACACGAACCTCTGTCGGCTGCGGCGCGTTCATATATTCGTCAGGTACTTCGAGTCCAAGTGCACGATGGAGAGCGATAGCCTCTCCGATATGGATGTTAAAGCAGTCGTCCGGCGCACATATTGCCGTTCCATAAAACGCAGTCCTGCTATTCAGTTTCTTTGCGACCGCCTCTACGGTTCGACTTTCACGGTTGATATCGAACGTAATATCGAAAGTCCGCCACAATCTATTATTCGTCCTAAGACGTTCAACGTCCGCCTTCGCCTGCTCGACGATTTCATCCCGGCGTTCTTGTGCGGTCTTTTCTGGCTTCCATAGACGTTCTGCTTCTGTTGTGCAAACCGGTGTTGTGACCGTATTAACATCACCAGGGATAATAACAACATCCTCGTTTGTTTTCGCGTAATGAACAACGAATGCATAAGAATACGCCCCACCGATGACAATATCTCCCAATCGAGATTTATACCCAAAATATTTGTCGTCCTTTCTTTCGAACACAGTTTTCGCTTGATCTACTAACATTTTATTAATTTCGTCAGCCTCCTCGTTTTTAACTTCGTTACTGACGATGACTTCGTATTCGTAATGGTTTAAGAATATTGGACGACCATTCTTGTACGATTCAACACCGTAAATATTAACGTTGTCTACTGTCACAGGTTCATAAATTTCGTAGTCTTTACGGACTGGTTTTTCCGTAATCAACACACGCTCGCCAACTTTGGCCGGACGCTTTTCTGTGACGATAAGCTCGGCGTCTTCGACATTAACAAGACGGCCAACTCCCGGAACCCTAACGTCGTAGAACGAGACTGTCTCTCCAGTCAATTCGAACACCTCCCCGATCTTATCCGCATACCAACTCGACTCATATCTCGCCTTCAAAATCCGCACATACTTTTTCGTTTTAGTCATCGCAATCCCTCCGTTTAATAAAAGTCGTCGCCGATTTCCGCCTGCTGCTCCCGCCTTTGTTGCGTCTCTTCTTCGGCCTTGATTTCCGCCACTGCTCGCTGCAAATTCCGGCCCATATACGTCTGCATAAATCCGAAACTGATGCCCGGATATTCTGCCGTCAGCCTGTATTCCGCAAAGCACAGATCGATGAATCGCTTCGTTACTTCCGGCCCGTATTCGCCTGGCTTCCGCTTCGTCCCGACCCATCGACCGAGCATTCCCGCTTCGGCCTGCCATCCGCGCATCGGAACGTAAGGTACGCCGAACAGCCGCTCATGCTCCGCTTTTAAATACGCCTGGAAGTCGCGTACATTCCATTTGGATACCGGTTTATCTGTCGTTGGCATTTTCGTCACCTTCTTCGTCATTGATCCCGGCTATTTGGACTCCGAGAGCATCCAACGTTCTACGGACTGATCGCTTCATGAGCAAGTACTTGCCTTTGTCCTCATGGAACTGTGCGCGATCGTACCCATCGCAGAGTTTCTCGTAATATTCCCGCACCTTCTCCTCCGGCGTCTTTTCGACTTCATATCCGTTGATTAATGCGGATGCGAGCGTCATGATATCGATAGTATTAATTCCGGAATATTCATCTCCAAAATGACAACAGTGCACTTTAGCAGTAAGCAGTTCTTCTTTTGTCCCCACCTCTAAAAACGCCTCTATCGAATCCGCCTGCTCCTTCGTAATTACCGGCTTTTTAATTTCGCTCATCTATTCGTCCTCCTCTAACGCTTCGAGTTCTTCTTCTAATTCGCGAATCTCTTCTAACAACCCGTCAATCTCGACATGTAAATGCTGAATATCCTCGATGATTTCATCACGTCTTGTCATCTTAGCGCCTCCTTTGCGTGTAAATTTATTTCGTATAGCTCAGTAATCGGAACTAAATCGACTGGTTCTTCGGGAAGCTCCGACTTCGATTGGATTAATTTCAGCGCCTTCTTCAGCCGCTCGTTTTCCGCAATCAACCCGGCAACGGCACAACGCAGGTCTGCGATTTCTTTAGTTTCCGGAAACAGATCGAACGTCGTCAACTCACGCTCTGATCCGTCCTCCTCCTGTATAAACACGCCACCCTCTCCCGGAGCAACCTCCCGCACCTCAATGCCGAGTTCCTTAGCGACCTTGATAATGTGGTCTATATCGAATTTTGGAACGATCATTTTAACGCCTCCATTCCGTGTATTTTCGCCTCATAACGTCAACCCTTACGATTACCCTCGACCGTCAGCAAAGCCGCTAATTCCCCGCGAAATTCCCGTATAATTCGTACGAGCTCTTCCAACGTCTTGGCGTCCGATAATTTAACCCGCCGATCCATGACGAACATGATTGCGCGATCAACCGATGAGAAGTACGCGATCTCTCGCCAACGTGCGATCGGTGACGGATCAAGGTCGGGATTTTCGGCAAGCCGCTTCGGCCAGTTCGGCGCTTTCGTTGGATCGGTGAAATAACGTTCATTGACGATGATATTGCGTTCGTCTGACGTGAGTTTGTAATCGGAGGAAATCGGGATTTCAATCGGCATGATTTTCGTCAGCTCCTTCGTTATTAAATTGATTGAGAAAGTCGCGAATAGGTCGCATCGGAACTTCGCTTAGTCCGAACGCACCGCCGAACAGCACCGAGTTTATTTTCTGCCCGTGATCCCGCATTAGCTTTCCGATACCAAACTCCGGACTGCACGGGCATTTCGGGTCACTACAGTACCTAAAGTCGTTAATATATTGCGTAGCGTGTACGATTAGTTCTAAGAAAATAATACGCAGCTCATCCTTATCAGGTCCGTCGTATCCACACATAAATTCGTTTTGGTAAATTTCGATCATACCTTTTAGAATCGTCTTATCATTCATACTTCCGCAATCCCTTCCGTTTATTATTTCAGTTGAATTTCTTTATAAAATGCCTCATCACACCCGCATTCAGGACAAACCTGTATTTCTGTATCGAAGCCGTCATAATCCATAACAATTTTTGTTTGAGGACTTTTAAACACATGCCCTTTATGGCACCTATAAACCTTTTCTTTACAGTTCTTTTCTCCGTATATAAGTAAAAATAGTATGAACAGAGTAAGTAGTATAAACGTTATAAAGAGCACATCCTTTCTTTTAGTATTTAATACCGTAGCAATTCGTTCGCTTTCGCTCACTCTTGCAGATGTTATTAATCGCGATACATCTTTAATAAGAATATCCGCGCGAATGTATATGAGCGCTATTATTTATCTAGTTATTAATGGCTCTAGTTAAAAGATGGTTCTTGTTAGTGTGCTGTCTAGCCATATATGGCTCAGCCGTGTGCGGTTACTCGTCACGTGGCTCCGGCAATTCTTCCGTATTCCCGTCAAATATCGCAAGCTGGCTGATCGGCATGATCGTGTATCGCGTGTTTTCCCATCGCTGCGTTTTCGGGTCTCTCGTCTTCTGCTTTACGACCAACGGACGCCCTTGCCAACGATATTCACAAAGCGCCTTGATGCGTTTGTTTGCGGCCTCTCTTCGTACATTCAGCGCCTTAGCAATCTGATCCTGCGTCGGGTAACATTCGCCCTTTTCGTTCATGAATGACGAGAGGACACACAACGTTTGCCAACGGTCGGCTCCGATGTCCGCGATCAGTCCTTTCTTAACGGCATCGACGTACATTTTAACGAAGATGCGTGTTTCGGACTTGCCGGACGTTAGATTATATTCGGACTGCGATTCGACTGAGACAAGTCGTTGATGTTCGTTTGTCATGATCTCGCCTCATATCTATCGTAGATTTCATAGGCGATTTCTACTAAGCGCTGACCGTAACCGTCTTTTAAATACGTGCTTAGTTTCGAAGGACCTCCCTGTATTCCTCGTGTTGTACTTCTTTTAACGTTTTTAGGATCTACGCCTGTTTCTTGACGAAGCTTTTCGTACAGCTCGCCCCATACCTTTCTTCTACTAAGACCGAATAAAGTCTCTGCGCGAAACATTACCTGTGAAATCTCTCGATGAAGAGCCTTACCTGTCAATTTTGACGAACGGCATAGACGAGTATCAGACTGCGTTTTATCTACGGCGTTCTTGACATCGGCCAGCGTTCGTTGTTTCTTAGGCTCCGGTAACGCCGGACTTTCTTCGCCGCCTAACAATTTTTCCGCGAATCGAGGAAACATCGCCTTCGCAACTCCTGCGTATTCAGCTCCGAAAATATAAGCTACTCCACCGTCTTTTACGTTTTTGATTGTCAACAATTAAATCGCTCCTTTATCCGTTTATAATGATCGGTTCTTTTTCGTCCATTGCGCCTTGAATCGACCTCATAAGCGTCTGCATCGCATGAATCGCTTTCCTATACTCTTCTTTGCCTTCGTCAATCATTTCGCTAAACTCCCGAGAGAAATGCGTCAAATGACCGTATTTTTCCACAAACTTACGAACGTCCTCGGAAAACTCGTATACGGTATACGTGATCGCGTCTCCGTTAGTCACGCGAGTTGTCCGCCCTTCATACATCGAAATGTCACCGAACAATTCTTTATATCGTTCATTTTCAGCGAGCAGTTCCGGATCGGGCGTTTTAACTTCGACGTATTCCGTCCGAATTTCCGGTTCGGCTTCTTCGACTCGTTCGAGTTTGTCACGCAATATATCCGCTTCCCGCTCCGCTTGCTTAAGCGCTGCCTCTGCCGCCTCTTTCTCCGCCAATAGTTCCCGGTACTCCTTTAGCGTTTTAACTTCGCCATTTAGGACCGCCTGTTTAGCTTGGCGTTTCGGTTCGGTTGACTCTGCGGATGGGCGTGCGATTTCGTACGTTAGTGAGACGGGTAGGTCTTCGAGTAATTCTTTTCTATCGTCCCAATTTGAGACGATTAAGTCGTATCGTTGTATTAGTCTGTTTGCCACTGTTTTTTTAATCCCTACCGATTTGCACCACTCATCAAAGCAACCGTACCTATGTGCAGATAGATGATCACGGGCTTCTTTTAACTCTCGTCCCAACTCTGTATATGCGTTTCCCACAATATCCCTCATCTTGTTTTCTTTAGCTCGGAGAAATGTTGCTGTGCTTTCGTCTAGTTGCTCATAACTGAACGTCTTAACTTCATTTGCCATTCGAATACCTCCTTCACTTATATACCGGGTATCTAACCTTCATTTTTGCAACATCAATTTCGAAATTTTTTCGGTTTCACTTATAAAACCCCACAGGAAGCGTCATTTTTGCGACATCAATATCGAAATTTTTTCCTCCTTCACTTATAACTGCGCAACGACTTTCCGAAATGGACATCGTTTTTAAAATTTCGCTGTCATAAATAGTTGCGAAGTCATTTCCGGAATGGCACAAACTTTTCCGCGTTCAATAATAGATGCGTATGTAATTTCGAGTCGGCACCGTTTTTAGACAAAAAAATAACCCGGCCGCAGGGCCGAGTCATCTCCTCTTAATCTTTCTTTGCTTATTTAGTTTTTTTCGTACAACATTGATAGCTGAGTATTTATTGTGTTGTTCAGTTAGGGAACGTCCGGACAAATGCGTATATCGCATAACCATCCGTAAGTCACTATGACCTAGTAGCATCTGAAGGTGCCGGATATCGCCGCCAGCTTCTAAATACATTGTTGCGGCCGTATGGCGAAAAAGATGCGGATGGACTCGTTTCTTGATTCCGACTTCCTTCGCGTATTCTACAAGCCGTTTTCGAAAATGATCGCGCGTTAATCTCTCACCGTAGTTTGCAAGGAATATATAATCGGAATCAAAATCGGCTTTATTTTCCGTAATTAATTCGTTTAATAGCTTCGCCGTTCCAAATTCGATCGGAACCGTCCTTGCTTTTCTATTTTTAGCGATCGCAGCCGGTATGTATAGCGAGCACCCTTTAAAGTCGAGGTTTTCCTCCCGAAGCCCCAACGCCTCAGAAATACGCATCATCCCATCTAATAGAACGTTCATTAAAACGTAGTCCCTGAAGTCAGCATAATCTCGTTGGTTCGGCGCCGCAAACAATAAACGTAGCTCATCCTCGTCTAATATGACGATTTCTTCTTCCGGTTCCCTGACGTTCTTAATTCCGTGCATTGGATTGTTTTCGATCAATCCTTCGTCGTAGAGTGTTTTAAAGAGTACGCGCAAAGTTTTAAGCCGCGTGTTAATTGTAGATGGCGCCAGCCCCTTCGTCATATGCTCCTCTTTCTTAAACGCGTGATCCTCGAATTTCACCCACTCGTCCTGCATATAAACGATATAATTTCGTATTACGTCCCTATTAATCTCGTTTATTGATCGCGCGATTCCCTTACGGTCTAAGAATTCGAGAAAGAATCCGTAATTGTCTTCGTATTGCCCTATCGTCCCTTCAGCACGGCCCTCCGATTTTTTTATTGCGCGAAACTGAACGAAAAGCACATCGAGATTGGTCGTCGTTTTCCGTAAAGTACGCTCCTTTTTAACGCGCTTGCCTGCTCTGTTTGCCGACATCAT